ACTTGCGAGAGTTTTAATTTGCTCGGACTTAAACGAATCGAGAAAACTTCTCACCCCCAGATTGCTCAAGATCTGAGCAACGCTCGTATCGGCTGAATCATCGGTTTTCGCTTTGCCACCAGCACGACGATACGCCGCACGTTGAGTCAACCCTTCCAGGACGCCCAACGCCACACCTTGCTGTAAACGAGTCAGGGCGTGAAATGCCGAGACCTGTTCGTCGCTCAGTTCGATGGTGCGGTTGTCGATGGTGATCAGCATTGCGGAAAGCCTTGCGGTTGAGGTCACACGATTGTCGCCGTCGCTGACATCCTGGTCAACCCTACCCCGGTAAACTGATCCGGGGTATTTATCGGGGTATGCTGTAACCCCTTGTATTTACTACCAATATATATTTTATACCCCGATACCCCGAATAAATAATATTAGTATAGAAGTAGATAGGTATATGAGAATACATATCATTATATATTATATCGTATGGCCAGAGAGTGAGAGCGATACGGGGTATTCGGGTAAACCCGCTACAGGCCACGTAATCCGTGGCTTCCAGGCTACCCCGGATAGTTTGCGAGTTCCGGGGTACGGGGTATGAAAACTGTACAAATTTTGATCACTTGTCGACTTTTAAATTAAAAATAAATTATCTCGACATCAGTTAATTTAAAAACAGCTCAAAAATGATTCATTTCAACGAAAATAAAATTACTGAAATTATAAATCGATCAAATTTTAACCAGATGTCAACCAAAAATGATTAAAAGTCGACAGTGGAAATTAAAAACCCGCCGAAGCGGGTTATGTGTCACTGCCTGGATCGTCTCAATCGACACGATTTGCACCACGCGCCACATCCTGAGGCGCGGTCATCGTCCGTCCAATACGACTCAAGCTCGCGGGCTGTCCCGCACAGGTTGCAGCGCTTCGCCAGGATTCCACCGATGCTGATCATCCGCCCCGACATGAATGAGTCCACGTCGGTCGGTGGTAAAGCCTTACGGATCGTCTCGCGTCTCACACCATATAACGCAGCAACTCGACGACGCGAACCGAGACGATACATATGGAATTGAAGCTCCGACTTAGTGGCGTTTAACATAGCGTTCCAACTTCCTGAAATCGATACCGGTTATACGACCTAACTCTTTCCAAGTTGCACCAGCAGCCTTAAGTCGTTTCATGCGTGCAAGTTCATACGACGTCAGTAACCCCGTGGACTTACGCAGTGGCGATTGATAACGCTTGTCGCGTTTGTAACCGGCTGCCGCAAGTGCGCGACGTACAAGGTGCACCGTACTCCCGCAGCGAGTCGCTACGGCGTGCCAGGGAAGTCCCGAGTTGCGTAAATCGATAGCCCGGTCGGTGTCTATGTTCATTGCGCCGCCCCTACCATCGCTGCGTAAACGTCACGGTAATCCTGGTGTTCGTCGTCGCCACACCGCGTATCGATACCGGCCTGCACCATCGCTGGAGTTGGCATGAGTGGTACGAGCTTGTAACCCACCGATACCGGCGCGGGCTGCGAGGCGAACAGCGGGGACAGGTCTTTGATCTCGCTATCATCGCCAGGCTTCTCTGTCTCTAGCTTGTCGCGCCACACATACGCGCCGAGCCCTGTTGCCCACACGTGCTCCTTGTACTGCCACGCCACCGGCCCACCGTCCCCACCCTTCAGCCGCTCGCTCTCCGGAACTGCGTCCGATGCCGGTATACCGGCATCCCTTCTATCGAACCAGTCAGCAGGAATGCGTGCGAACGTGCCGTTGCGACCTGTCACGCTTTCTGCTACCTCGCGAAGTAATGCAGCATTCCGCTGCTCGGCGGCTGTCAGGCGCTGCTTCAGCTCACTCGCTGTTTTTGCCCAGCCATGCCGGCTCGCAACAAGACAGGGTATGCACTCGCTAACAGTTCCGACCTCAAGGAATCTGCCGGGTACGCCGGCTTCAGGGTGCGGGTTCAGCGACATAGGCAGTCCACATAAGTGCGGAGGGCCTGCGCGCTTTGCGGTGGCCAGCTCTTCCCGCAACGCAGCCAGTTCGGATTGGGCGGCGTCGAAGTCAGAGGCCGCGACAAAGTCAGCGTTTCGCCCTTCCTGCCCGAGGCCTCCGGTGAAAAAGTTATACCGTTTCACATCATCCATCTCAAAACCTCCTGCCAATCTATGATCGATGCCAGCCCGAAGAGGGCGGCGTAGTTATGCTTCCAGGCTCGCATTGATCCCGGCCCGCTGCCGAACCTTCGCCTTGTGAATCACCCGACAGATCACCGCCGCGAGAACGATTGACGCGAGCGGCCAGCAGGCGGCTGCGTAGAGTAGGTAGGTCATGATTTCCCAGCACCATTACATTTCCAGCACTGAGAATTGCTGCTATGGCTGGAGCTTATGCTTTCCACTCCGCATTAATCCCAGCCCGTTCCAGGGCCTTTGTGTTGTGAATGGCGCGGCAGATGGAAACCGCTAGCCAGCAGATTAACCACATCATGACCGGCTCCCGTCTTCGACCGCCATGTAACTGACTTCAAACGTCAGGAACGAACCGTCCTCGAAGTAGTAAAAATGACGTGACGAATTGTGCGGGCAGTCACGACGTGAGAACGATGTAACGGCTGCCCGGTACGGATCGCTGGACCGACGAATCGATTGTGCGATGGTCAGGTGAGTCGGGTCGTTGACTGAGCAGGTGTTCTGACGTCTATCGGCGGTCATGGCGTCGCTCCAATGGTTGACGTGATAATTATTATCCATAATGACGAGACCGTCAATACGCGGGTAAATAAAAAGCCCCGAAGGGCTTGAATCACCGACGAGCGGTTTTAAACTGTAACGCTAGCTCACCCAGGCGACGAACGTCATTCTTACTCGGGCCGTTGTAATAGGTCGTACACCCGGCATCGGCCATACGCTGCACCTCGGCGTTCTGGAGCAACGACGTATCACGCGACGTCTGACACTCGACAGTCTGCCCACCAAGGTTCATACCGACCGCCTGCACCGTCACCAGACACACCTCGGCAATCGCCACAGTTTGCCGTGTGAGTTCCCCGACGCGGGTACCGTCACAGTCTGTGGCACCGGCAGCACCAGCCACACAGAGAGCCATCGCAAACACCACACCACGTACCGCGTTACCTGTCTTGCACATTGGTCGATCCTCGTCATCTACATCCCATTGGAAGCCACATACGTGGCAGTGGTACTGATCGCCATACCGGCGCGCCTTACACATGGCTCACAGCTCCCGGATGCCGACGAACTCACAGCAATCGTCGAGACCGTCGACGTAATTTTCCCAGATTTCAATTGCTTCACCTTCGCTCTCTGCTTCACCTTCAAAAGTGAGGGCGCGTTGCGATTCGCCGCGAGTGTACGTAATGATGAAATCGTTCATGTTCGTTACTCCGTGTTGGGGTTGTGTAGATTATTGACGAGTCCGTCATTTACGTCAACAACTGTTTTACGGTCCTGACGATTCGACCCGACCAACGGTAATTGCCCGTCCGATAAATGCCAGGGGATCTCGGTTTTACAGTCGGGACATTGCTTCATATTCAGCGAGCTATACCGTATCAGATCGGTACACCCGCACCGTGGGCACGACGTGTGCGTCATCGCCCCTGCCTCAAGTCAGCCAGCTTACGCGTCAGATCCATGCTCGCCCGGGTAGCGGCGGCTGCGAATGGTCGATCATCCTGCCAGTTATTACCACCGTCACCCATTTCAATAGCCGCACTCCGACGGACGTCCCGCAACGCCTTGAGCGCTTTCATCGTGCGAGCCAGTTCGATAAGCGTTTGATCGATTGTCACATCACGGATCATGGTGTTACCTCAAGCTGTAGTGTCGATGAATCGGCCAATGCGGTCAGCAATCGGATCGCCGTACATTTCTTTTTGGAATCGTTGCATGCACTTGGTGAGTAGTATCCGCGCTTCCTGCACCTCGGCTTTTGTCCGTGCGTAATCAGTCGAAATGATGTTGAACGACTCAACACACTTCTCACCGTTACGTATCACCTCTGAGACCTCATCCTCTCGCACGAGTCCCACGCGCTTAACGTCGATCCACCCGTGACCGAATGGTGGCGGTTGGTGAGCCCACAGCAGCGCCGCCTTGCCCGGGTTGCGACACGTGTAAATGTATGCGATGGGTTTCATGTCACACTCCCATCAGCAGTAAGACCATCCCAACCCACCCGACGAGCGCAACGCCGCGCATCACGTTGAGTCGAGCTTGGAGAATATCCACGGTGGTCTCAGCCGCCCGTGTTCCGATAGGCGCGCCGAGAGTCGGTAAACGGTAAGTACCCGGTGAAAGTTTCCAGTTGTCCCACTGGCTACACGTCATGTCTACGGCTTGGAACGTAGTAGTGCATCTGTCACACTTAATGTCGACAGTCGCCCCGTCGATGAGCGACCACTTCTCGCAGTTTGGACACTGTGAGGCTCTCCCGCTCGGCAAACTTAAAATTGGACCGATCATGGTTTGATCCTCCGAATTACCCAGTCTTCAGGGTTGAGCGCCCACTCGCCGGAAGTCGTCATGGCCAACATGCAACTGGTACACACCCGTGTAAATTCATCATTTTCTTCAACCGTGTAGTCGAGGTGCGTTTCACAGAAATATTCTTCGCACCCGAGATCGTTTACGCCGTGCATACCACCACACGCGTAACTCAACCCACGGTCGATAGTTGTGGCGCATCCGGGGCAATCACATACCCCTGTGACCGCATAGCCGATATCTCGACCCTTTGAATCTTTACCGCAATTGCCCCATCCCATTACGCGAGCCTCCGGTTGCAGTCGGCACAGGTAACCGCACCGGTGCGGCTATTACCGAGACGAGTAGGGTGAGCGCAGATGGCGTCGAAAGCCTGCTTCGCTTCCTGCTCACTCATGAATACGTTGGTCGCCGCCATCATCGCAGCGCTACCGAGGCTTACTTGACGTACTTTATGGATCGTTGTGTCGATGATCCAAACCATTTCAGTCCCGCTCCCACGTGTGTTAATTGATGTCGTGACCAGTATTAGCCATCCTGACGAGTCCGTCAATACCTCGGTAATAAAAAGCCCCGAACTGGTAACCAAAATTATTGGGACCGTGTACGGGGCGAGCTTACAATCAGTTTACCACCGCCTGACTCAATGCCGCAATCGCCACGGGGTCACCCTGCGCGGCCTCGTAATGGCGTACCACCTCGGCACCCCCGACCAGATTGGCGTGGATATGACCCTGACGGATGTACAGACGTGGCTTACCATTATCCATGAGGATGTGATTATTGACGCGACCATCTTTTAACGCCGGGTGCCAGTCGTAGCCGATGGATTTCATCAGGTCGCGACGTTTGCGTGGCGCGATGGCGCGACCCATACGCAGCCGTTCGATCAGTGCGTCGAGTGCCATGCTCGACACCCAACCACCCGCGAACCCCTGGCGACCTTCCTCGATGCACTCCATCACTTCCTGTTCCACAGCGCCCAGGCTCGCCTCGACCGCTTCACCGGTGGTGCTGGTGTACGGGGCACGCTGACAGCCCAACGTGGGGTTGAACTCCACAGGAATCGCGTAGGTGCTGAGAAAATGCGCTACGTGGGCATACCCGTCGCCACGCAGCCAGTCGTACAGGTCCGGGAAGTAGTTACCGTTCATCCCATCCCGGGCGATGTCCTCGACTTGCTGTTGCGCGGTGAAGAACACGCAGAACCGTCGGTCGTTGAGCGTCTTCTTGATGGCGTTGCGATGGTTACTGTTGAAGATAAAATTTGCACAGTTCGCCATCATCACTTGATCTTGTTGCATGGCGCGCTTCGCCAGCCGGTCACCCGTGATCATCGGTTTCAGGATTTCCAGTACCTCGGCCTTACTGTCCGGTACGTGTATATCCTCAACGCCCACGAAGATCGACCCGAACAGCCACGAGTTGAATTTCTCGCTGATCTCACTCGCTGGCGGCAAGTGGGTGTAACGCTGACCGACGGCGTACGCCACGCAGCGGGTAATGAGCGTCTTACCGTTACCCTCGCAACCCTGAAACAACGGCGCCCATTGGAATTTATGGCCCGGGTATTGCACGATTGCGGCGGCGTAACTGAGTGCGATCTGCCGGTCACGTTCGTTCGGTAGGATCTTGGCGAGATGCACCATGAAACGCGATACGTCGCCGGGAACCTTACGTACGTTTACCGGTACGTACGTGTTCACCATCCGTCGACCCTCGTCGTCAATGATCGCCCCGGGTGGGTGGCGAGGGTCGAATACTGACCCGTCGACCTTGGGGAACATCACGCCTTGATTCTCGGTGAACGCTTCGAATGCCTTTTTGGTCGTTTTCTCGCCCGTGTCGTCCAAGCTAAAGGTGTAACCGCCGAACATCGAGTTGAATTGTTCCGCCTTGAGCATTGTACCGTTGGGTGTGAATATCCGGTGCGCATCGGCTACGTACACGCAACCCCGAAAATGATCGACCACCTGGGTGATTGGCAGGAACTGGAACCCGGCACGGATGACTGGATCGACCACCGACGCCACGGGGGTCATTTCGATAGGTTTACCGACTGAGTACCACGACGTCTGGCGCCCCACAGCACGTGGAATCGTGCGACGGATCAGGTACTCGGGCCGCTTATCCCACTTGGCGCGCTTCAACCCCGACATGTGCATCAGGCGCAGAATACGTTCACAGTTGTTACCCGTATAGAACGCAAGGTGCTGCGCCAAGGCGAGGTCAGCCGCCGATGCGTCATACTGTTCACCACCCTGATCAGGCGGGAAGAATTCGAGCAACTTGTCGGCGTCAGCGGTCCACAGGTCTTTAAACGATGCCCGGGCGCCGAACTGACTCGCGACTGATTCAGCTTTGAGCGCCTTCTCGATCAGTCGTGCGTCGTCCTCAATCGGGTAACTACCCTCGCAATGCGTGGAAGTCCACTCGCTGCTGCCGACGGTCTCGGATGGGTCCAGCTTCAACCACTTCTCAACGATGTGATCCAGCGCAGCTTGGTGGGTCGCTGAACCCGCATCACCTGTCGCACCGTTACCGGTGAGGGCGATGAACCGCTCGGTGCGGTACAGGTCAAACAAATCGGATTTGGAACCGTTAACAGGGTCTTTCGCCTTGCACGCGTGGTCGTCGATACCGACCCGTGGCGCACCACTGCCGATTATGTGAAGTCCTGACCCGGACTGTGACACCTCGACGGCGGCACCCGCGAACAACTGACACAGTTCGACTGCAATCGGTGACCACGTTGAGCCTGACAGGCAATTGTCGATGTCGATGAAGAAGAAAGGGTCATCGTCGGTCAGTACGAAACCCACACCCCACGACTCGCCCAGGGCAGCGGCAGCGGCGCAAGCAACGTCGGGCGTAACCCAGTGTGTGGAGTCGTGAGCGTTGATGACTTTACCGGATGTGTTACACGGCTGTTTAAGGGTCTTTGCGCCGTTCGGAATCAGGTGATACAGGATAAATTGAGCGTAAGAGGCCATAGCCCCCAACGCGGGAGGTAATACTTGCATAATTATGTGCCCTGTTGAGTGTGACGCGTACGGGTCAAAGCAACGTCTGAAGCGCTCTCACCTTCAAAGCCTTCGGCGCTTTCATGGCCGTAATATCGCCTTCGGCCATCCCCGCAGCCAGGATGTCAAGCTGTTCCGATTCAATGGCGCGTTTCATGATCGCGACCTTGAGGTCGTCCATTTTCCCGTAGTGGAGGTTCACAGTACCACCCGCCACACCGGCACGCTCTGCAATTGCGTCCCTACGAATACCGCGATACCCACACTCACACGCGAGGCTAAATGCTGCGTCGAGGATCTTGTCTTTCAAATGACTCATATGTGTGTCCCACTCTTAATATATTGGCATTGGGGCCAGTGTGTCACTGACTGACCAGCGCGTCAATCGAATGACCCCGGTCCGGTTACAAATTTAAAGTCGCCGCCGAGCATCGTGACGATCTGCCCGAACCGAAGCTGTGCAACTTCCCGTTCCGTTCCCGAGTAAACCCACCCCTCGGGCTTGCACTCACGGGCGGCGAATTGCGCAATCGTGGTACCGACCATCTCAGGCGTGATGATGCGCGGTAGTGGTCCGATGAGGTCGCTCGACTTGACCTTCTTGTTCATCGCCGCCGAATCGTTACACAGTCCCCAGCGCGTACCGGGCGACGGCGGGTGTTTCGCGTCGTAAGCACCGTTGTTGTTCCGCCATCCACGCCCGCCGAGTTCCGACCATTCCTGACGTACGGTATTCTGTACCGCCGCCTCGGACTTCGGTTTCGCCGATGTGGATTCGTGCGACTCACCGATCCCCCACATGTCGTACAGTTCGGCGAGCGCTGTATGGCTCACCCCGTGTTTCACCGCCCATGCGACGAGGCTCATCGTCTAATACTCCCGTTGATTCGTTCGATTAATGCCGTCATGTCGGCGGCTTTCCACGTTTGCGCGGTCCATAGGTCAACCCCGAACACGCTGAAGAATTTGCGCATGATCTCCCGATCACTGAGACCAGCGGCACGCTCGTACCCCGCCCACACTGCTTCAGCCTCACGCAACTGCGCCACGACTTCCTGGGTAGCCACGAGGCGTTTAACGTTACCCATTACCCCCAACTGTGGGCACCCTTGCGCGACCAACTGGTTACGGTAATCCTCTGGCGCCATATCCACGCGGGCAATAGCTGCGCGCATCGTCGCGAGCGTAGCGGCGTCCAGTTCGTACAGGTCACCATCGACCCACTCGACCGACGAGCGCTGCGCGGGTGCCGGGATCGGTTCACCACAGTACGGACATGCGTCGAGGAAGCGAGGGAACGTACCGGTGCAGGTGTTACACGTCCGGGTGTCGCTCACTTCCGACTTGCTGGCGCTGCGACGTTCCCGGCGGTCGAGTGTCCACTCACGGTGGCAGATCTCCACACGTGACTGATCAGGGTAGTGAACAACCGTCGCATGGCGGGCGATGTTCCCCACGTGGTCGACGTAAATACCGAACTCCTTACCGTCCATCAGACGTAACATCCGACCGGCACGCTGAACGAACCGCCCGAACGATTCCGTGGCCGCAACGTCCTGTACTGCCTGGATCGCTGGAAGGTCAAAGCCTTCGTCAAAAAGTGCAATATTAATCAGCACCAAATATTCGCGCTTGCGGAACTTACGAATGGACCCGATACGCTCATCATCCCCCATATCGCCGCGTACCAACTTCGCCGGGATACCCGCCGCGTTGTACTCCTTTTCAAGCTGACCCCCCGTGATCATGTCAGGAGCAAATACGATAGTCAGGAGCCCGTCGAGTAATTTGCGATACGTGCGGACAACGTCACCCACTACCTGACCTTTCTCAGCATGGGCGACAAGTGATGATGTGCTGACAGCCTTACTCGATTCGTGCGCTGAAATTTCCCCCGTGGTTTTACTGACAGCTTTCGTCAAACTGGAACGGTCAAAGTCTGATTTGGGGGCGAACAATTTGTAATCGGTGAGACTACCCATCGCGATGAGCTCACGCATGGACGGACCGACCACCATATCGTCCATCACCCCATCGGCGTGACGCCCGAGCCCCATACCATCTGCACGTGATGGGGTAGCAGTCACGCCCAGGCCGCGAGCATTGGGGAACATCGTCGCGGCCTTGCCCCACTTGTTATCGCGAATCAGGTGGTGCGCTTCGTCCTGAACCCACAGTTTCACGGTCGGAAGCCACGCTGCGAGCTGATCACCACGTCGCACGAGCGTATCAACCCCGGCGACCGCACATTTGCTATTGGCGTCGTAGTAGGACGCACCGACCTCCTCCATGTGGAGTCGAACGATAAGCTTCACGACTGACTGTGGTCCGATGATGCGGTGACGTACGCGGTTACGCGCCAGCGCCAAACTGATTTGACTCACCAATTCCTGACGGTGGGCAATGGCGCACGACGCACCGGGTTCATCGGCCAGGATCGACGAGAACAGTACGGTTTTACCCGCACCGGTCGGGAGAATGGCCAACATGTTTTTATTGCCGGACGCCCAACCATGTTCAATTCCGTCGCGTACCTTCTGTTGATAAGGACGCAATGCTGGTCGTGCAACCGCATCAGCCAGTAACGTTCGGTGGAGGGCGACGGTCATAGCTTAACCGCATCGACTGTAACGGTGACACTGTCTTCGTCGCGAGAAACGACACGTGGCGTCCCGAAGTTATACCCGCCCGACAGCTCACCGATCAGGCGTTCCAATACGGTCGTCCAGGGTGTGGCGCGTGAGCCGGTGTAAACTATGGTCATGACATTCATTTTGTGCGTACCCCTACACCGTGCTGACCGGCGATAACCTTCACGTCGTTGATCGAGTAGCAGTCCACTTGGTTGTAGCTGGCGTGTTGGACATTGCACGGCGTGAAATCCAACACCAGTGCGGCGCGGGACGCTTGCCAGCCCCACCATGCACCAGCAACCCGGATCGACCGATACTCACCGTTGGACCCGACTTCAAACATAAGGTCGATTGAGAAATCATCGTACTGCTCATTCTTGAACAGTTCCCGCATCGCAGCTTCAAACTCTTCACACATTCCCATTTTTATTCCCCTGATGTGTTGACGACGCCGTCATGTTCGCATAGGATTGCCCCACATTCAACCAACGCAGAGAAATAAACATGCATATTCAAGTAGACGCTGATACCACGGGTGTCGAACTGTTCCATCTGAGCATTCTGTTTCAGTCGCTGGCCGGTGATCGGGGTTTCGCAGTTCCGAAGCCTGAACGCGCCGCCGCCAGTCAAACTCAAACTGTCGGCGAAATGTCCGTAACCCTAAACGTCGATACCGCGAACGCCACGTCGGCAGTTGAAGCGCTTGCCGATCTGATCGACCGTACTGGCGTGAAGGTTGAAGACGTACCGCCGGTGACTGTGTCGGGTGTCGTCCACCCCGTGGATATCGTGGCGACTGTTGAAACCCCGGAAGGCTACGGTGACGTCAAAGTAATTGACCCTGTCGCGCCACCGACCAACAACGACAAACTCGACATCGATGGTCTCCCATGGGACGCACGTATCCACTCGGGCAGCCGCGAACGCAACGCGAACGGTAAATGGCGCACGGCCCGCAAGCCGAAAGCATTGACCGAAGAACAATGGCAAGAAACGCTGACCCGCGTAAACGCCGAACTGCGCGACCTGATGGATATTCCGGTATCAACCGGCGCTGTAGCTGACGCGGCGGCTGAGGAAGCGTTGACCGATGCTGAAGTCGACCAGCTCGTGGAAATACTGGAAGGTATCGGTGATATCCCTGTAGCTACCGGTGCCGGTCTGGACGCAGTTATCGAACAGCGCGAGGCCATCGCACCCCCAGTCACCATCGCACCACCTGTCGTCGTCCCACCGGTTACCGCCGTGGCGCCGCCGATCACTGTCGACAAACCGGCAATCGAAACGTTCCCACAAGTGATGGTATGGCTGACCGCGCACACGCCGAAAGACGAAGCGGCGAAACCTGGGATGGTGACAAAGGTAAATCAGATCCTGACTGACAATGGTCTGACCGTTCTGCAACAACTGAACCAACGTCCCGATTTGATCCCTCAGATCATGTCGCAGTTCATTGAAGCGTTCGGTAATGACTAAGCCGACACTCGAACAAGTGCAGCAATTGCTGCACTACAACCCTACTACTGGAATCCTCACATGGTTACCCCGTGATCCGGTCAATCATTACATCAAGATATGGAATATCAAACACGCGGGTACAACTGCTGGGACCATCGGTAAAAACGGTTACGTCCACGTTTCGATATTCGACAGAATTTATCGCGGGCATCATGTGTGCTGGTTGTTGCATTGCGGAGCGTGGCCAAAAGTGATCGACCACGTGAACCATCGTCGATCAGATAATCGGATTCTGAATCTGAGAACCGCAACAAAAGCGGTAAACAGTCAGAACAGGTCGATGAACACAAACAATACGTCAGGGGTGAACGGTGTGAGCTGGCATAAATGGAATAAAAGGTGGGTTGTCCGAATTAGCTTGGGTGGTGAGAGTAAACACCTCGGTTACTTTGATGATTTGAACGAGGCTGTCGCGGTGCGCCTGAACGCAGACCGCGAGTATGACTTTCATCCCAACCACGGAGTCGCGTCATGATCCTTCCATTAGTTCATGAAGCCTCAGACTGGATGCGCTGCCTGGGGGCGGCGCAAGCCCGAGCCGCCTACCCGGGTGTACCGTCTGAACCATCCGAGTCAAAGCTGGAAGGTCGCGCCTGTCACGAGGCCAGTCAGCAACTGTTGGAACGCTGGCGCAAAGGTGGCGTGCTGGACTTTTCCGGCCTCGTCGGGAGCCTGAGTAAAGACGGCATCGTGATCACGCAGGAACTGTTCGACGCAGCGTATGAGTACGTCAACGACGTAGCGAAGTATTGCGACTTTAACTTTCTCACCAAAGAGGTGCGCGTCGAACAGCGTGTCGATCTGGGTCGTTGGTTACCGGGTTGGTACTGCATTCCCGACGCTTCGGTATACGACGTGTCGAGCAACGTACTGACCGTGTGGGACGCGAAGTTTGGTCACAGCATCGTCGACGTATTTGAAAACTGGCAACTGCTCATCGGTGCGTTCGGGATCATCCAGGCGCTCGACATTACCGAACCGGTACGTCAGGCAGTTAAGCTGGACTTACGCGTCGTGCAACCTCGCGGGTTCACCAGTGACGGCCCGATTCGTAAATGGTTCGTCACCGCCGATGCGGTTGGGAAATACTGGAATGAGCTGCACCGTGCGCTACCACTCGTGACGGGTGAGACGCCGCCGACCAAGTTCGGGACGCAGTGTAAAAACTGTTCGGCCCGGGCGAACTGCGACACTCTGTTACGGGTCAGTTACGAGGGTATCGACTTCGCCGGATCGCTCCAAACCCACACGCTGACGGGGCACAACCTCGGTGTGGACTTGAAGCTATTACGTCGTGCGCAGAAGGCTATCGAGTACCGTCTCAGCGGCCTGGAGGAACAGGCGATTCACGAGTTGAGCAATGGCGGGCTCGTATCGTATTTCAGCACTGAGCGCGGTAAGGGTCGTGAGCGTTGGAAGAAAGACGTACCACACGCCGAAGTGATCATGATGGGCGACTTGCTGGGTGTGGATATTCGCAAGCCTGTCGAGATGGATACACCGGCACAAGTTCGTAAAAAAGGTATTGACGAATCCGTCATAGCTGAATACAGTGAGACACCAATGACCGCACTGAAGCTGGTCGAGGTCGACGGCGCCAAGATCCGTCAGATATTCAACACACAAGGGTAATAACGCATGGCTACCAAATACACCCCGTTTAAAGCACGTCTGGTTATGGGTTCCCCGTTCGAACTGAAGACCGTGGATCACAAAGGTGTTCCCGAACCAGAAGAGAACAAGCATCACTGGTTCATGGGTTTCGCAGTGCCGAAAGGCCCAACTTGGGACGCGATCTGGGCAACCATGTACAACGAGGCAGCGGGCGATTCGAAGTGCACCGCCGCGCTCTGTGGTCAAGCTGGCTTCAACTGGAAAATCGAAGACTGTGACGCTCCGGAAGATCCGACCAAACTCGGCACCGAGTCGCGTCCAGCCGGTCACTGGTTGATCAAGTTCACACGTTACAAGGCGATGGGTCCGGTTACGCTGATCGACGGCAACAAGCAACCGATCCTGAACAAATCCGCCGTGAAAAAAGGTGACTGGTTCTGGGTCGTCGCGTCGACCAAGTTCAACGGTGCTGCGACCGTGAAGACCAACGCCGGGATGTATCAGAACATCGAAGGTCTGATGTTCGCCGAGGCGGGTGTCGAGATCGTGAGTGAAGGCGCGTTTAACGCTGACGTCGAGTTCGCCGGTATCCAGGGCGGCGTGGTTGTCAACGGTGGCACTGATCAGACTGGTGCACCGGTCGCAACTAAGCCGCCAGTGACTCACACCCAACCGCCTGTCGTCACCGCTGCTGTTACACCGCCGCCACCAGCTCACGATCTGGTCACCCCACCGCCTGTCGTGGTGCCAGTGGTCGAGAAGTACGAGTACAACGGTAACGTGTTGACCAAAGCTGAGTGGCTCGCGATGCCGGGTTGGAACGAAGCGCTGGTAACCTCACACTGCAAACTCGTCGCGTAACCATCCGACTGGCTCGGTCACACGGGCCTTTCAACCACGTCAGGGAATTCACATGCGAATCATGCTCGACATCGAGACAATGGGTAACGGTTCCCAAGCGGCAATCATCGCCATCGGCGCCGTGGCTTTCGATCTCAACGGTGTACACGCCAAGTTTTACTCGCAATGCAGCCTCGAATCATCCGTGAAAGCCGGACTCGTGATGGACACCTCGACGGTGCTGTGGTGGTTGCAACAGTCCGAACAAGCCCGTGCAGCGTTCAAGGGTAACGAGAAGGCTCCGACCATCTCCGAAGCGTTGGGCGACTTCTCCCGGTTCTGCTGGGAAAATCAAGTGTCCGGTATGTGGGGCAATGGCGCGACCTTCGACAACGTGATCATGTCGAATGCGTATCGCCTCACCGGTATCGATCAACCCTGGAAGTTCTGGCACGACCGGTGCTATCGCACGATCAAGTCGATGTATCCGCAGGCGCAGTTGAAGCGGGTCGGTACGCACCACAACGCAGTCGATGACGCCGAGAGTCAGGCGGTGCATCTGATCGACATCTGCAAAACTTACGGGGTGACGCTATGAGCTGCGAATGCTACGCCGAAGTAAAGCAGAAACTTCACGATCACTTTCAAAAAGACGCGCCGGAAGGCTCGACAAATTTTGAAATTTCCCTCGGTGGTTACCTGTTCGGTTTTACTGATGATGGTGTAACGCACCGCTCGTCGAACGATGTAAAGATCACGTATGTGGCGCCGAAGAAAGGTGGTGGTGTCAAGAAAGTCAGCAAGAAGTCATATGTCCGTGCCAGCTTTTGCCCATTTTGCGGTGTGAGTTACGAAGCGGCTGCAATAGTCTGACCAATCTGTCACAATACGCGAAGCCCGGCACAGACCGGGCTTTTTCACACAGGGAGAACGACATGCGATTACTGAGTCGCTGCGAGCCTATCAACGGTTGCGGCAAGACATACCCCGCCGACCTCGACAAATGCCCCCACTGTGGTACGCCTGAAGCATTCAGCGTTGCTGCACCGCTCGACCCACGGGATTGGGGTTGGGACGAAGAGACATACCCAAATTTTTACTCGGCTGCGTTCATCCACGCCGCCACGGGGTTGGAACAGACATTCGAAATATCGGATCGTCGTAATGACTCGGCGGCTCTCATTACGTTCATGCTCGGACTGGGTCGCAGCGGTGCACGGGGTGTCGGCTTTAACAACCTGGGGTTTGACTACCCGATTGCACACTGGATCGTCGCCAACCCCCACTGTGACGTCGCCGGGATTTACGCCAAGGCAATGAGTCTGATTAATGCCTTCGACGAAGATAAGTTCGGGTCAATGATTTGGGATGATCAACAGGTGTTCGCCCAACTCGACTTGTACAAAATCTGGCACTTCGACAACAACGCCAAACGTACCAGTTTGAAAGCGCTTGAAATCGTCATGCGGTCACAAAACGTGATCGACCTACCGTTCCCCGTCGGGACGTACCTCACTGACGAACAGAAAGACATCACCCTTGCGTATAACCGGCACGACGTGCGCGAAACGTTGAAGTTTTACGTTCGATCACTTCCTGAAATTCATCTGCGTGAAGCGCTATCGGTGAAGTACGGGCGCAACATGCTAAACATGAGTAACACCAAGATCGGCGGTACGATCCTTGTCAGCCAGATGGAAGACGCCGGGATTGAGTGTTACGTGCGTGGTCCAGGCGGTAAACAGCCGCGCCAAACGATCCGCGCAACGATCAAACTCGCCGATGTGATTTTCCCGTACGTGAGGTTCGAGCGCCCTGAATTCACACGGGTTCTCGAATATTTTCAGTCGATGTCGATCACTCAAACGAAAGGAACATTTGCTGACCTGACGGCGGTTGTCGACGGGTTCACGTTTGTGTTCGGCGTGGGCGGTATCCACGGATCGATTGAATCACAGGTGGTTGTGAGTGACGACGAGTACCAGATTATTGACGTCGACGTTACGTCATTCTATCCGCGCATGGCTATCGTCAACAACATGTACCCCGAACACCTCGGTCCAGAATATTGCACCATCTACAACAGTATTTTCGAACAGCGCCGGACATTCGCAAAAGGTACCCCTGAGAACGCCGCACTCAAGGAAGCCCTGAACGCATCCTACGGCAACTCGAACAACGCCTACAGTCCACTGTATGACCCGCAGTACACGATGCAAACCACCATCAATGGTCAATTGTTACTGTGCATGCTCGCCGAGCAATTTATGAAAATTCCCGGACTCTCAATGGTCCAGGCGAATACCGACGGCGTGACCGTGCGATGCCCACGCCCCTATCTGGATCACATGCGAGCTGTGTGCAAGTGGTGGGAAGGGGTTACCGGTCTGGAGCTTGAGGAAGCGCTGTACAGCCGCATGATGATCCGCGACGTTAACAACTACATCGCTGAATACGAGGGCGGTAAGCTCAAGCGCAAAGGTGCGTACGAATATAACACCCTGTGGCATCAAGACCCGTCGGCACAAGTGGTCGCCCGGGCGGCTGAAGCGGCATTGGTACGCGGCGAGTTGGTGCGTGAGTTCATCACCAACCACCGCGACCCGTTCGATTTTATGTGTCGCGCAAAGGTGCCTCGGTCAAACTCGTTACATCTGCGCTTCAAGGATTGGGGTATCGATCAGCAGTTGCAGGGGACGACCCGTTATTTTGTCAGCCGCAACGGTGGAACGCTCGTTAAGGTCGCACCGCCGACGGGCGAGCCTGGGACGTGGAAGCGTAAGGCGAAGCTGACCGACTCGAACTTCAACGCCGTGATGCGAGAGATTGCTGGCCAACCCGGTGAACTCGACAGCGCCGGTACACCGTGGGACGCACGAATCCACACGGGCAACCGCAGCAAGCATGACACCCGCGAAACCGGTATATGCAGCGGCTGGCGCGTCACAGAGTGCGCCGACGCACGTCACTTCGACTGGTCAGACCTCAACAGAGAGTGGTATATCGCTGAGGCTGAAAAGCTGGTCAACCCGTTGTTGACGGGCTCGTCACGTTAAGCGACAATGACACCATACACACCAGGGAGATACACCGTGCAAGATTTTGAATACCTCGCAGACCTACCACTTGACGAACGTGTTGCCGAAATTAACCGGTTGCGTGCATTGATCCACGAGTACAGCCCGTTCAAGTCGGAACCGATTGACTTTGTACGCTGGGTGCCTACCGACTCGGTGTACGCCAACGACTACAACCCCAACAGTGTGGCACCACCTGAAATGGCGTTGCTCGAGCATTCCATTGACCACGACGGGTTCACTCAACCAGTAGTCGGCTGGCTCGGTGAAGACGACATGTATGAGGTGGTCGACGGATTCCACCGTACAACCGTGGCGAAGCGCTCCACCAGCGTGATGTTACGCCTACAAGGCTTCATGCCCATCGTGGCGATCCAGGCGAAGAACACCGAACGCAACGACCGTGTGGCTTCGACCATCCGCCACAACCGGGCACGCGGCAAACACAACGTCGAATCGATGTCAGACATCGTGATCGAACTGAAGAAACGTAACTGGTCTGACGAGCGTGTGGCTAAAGAGCTGGGTATGGACCCGGACGAAGTGTTGCGTCTGTGTCAGGTATCCGGTCTGGTCGAAGTGTTCGCCGATGAGGAATTTTCGACCGCATGGGACGCTGCGATTTTCAGCGACGAGGAACTCGACCAGATTGAAGAGGCTGACCTGTAATGGAACGCATCTATCACACGTGGGAAAAGTGGGAGTGCTACCCCGCTGGGTTTTACGACAACAAAGGTCCGGCGTGGTTTGGCGATGACGACGGGTGTCAGGAAATGTACCGGGCGTTACTCGTCGATACCGTTTTGTTCCGCGACATCCTGAGCAAGATCATTCGTGAGTGGAAACACTCGTGTGAACATTACCTAACGAACCCGAACATGAATCGGATCGCGTGGCTCGGTCAGGCCGCAGCGGCGTACGCGTTTCGCATCCCGTCACGTTACCGGGGCGGTTACAACCTGTTGACCGAAGAACAACAGCAAGTCGCCGATCAGATCGCCTTGGATGCACTCAACGAGTGGTTGGTAGCGAATGGCGGTGAACCGCTGGCGCCGGACGAAGCGCAGTCCAAAACCGAAATGAACCTGTACTGAGGTCACAATGGAACTTAAAAAATACCTGGACATCAACGTCCTGACCGCCGCCCGTGAGCGGATCGCGTACACGTTCGATCACTTCGAGAACATTTTCATCAGCTTCAGCGGCGGCAAAGACTCGTCGGTCATGTTCCATCTGGTGATGGACGAGGCGATCAAGCGTAACCGGGTGGTCGGCGTGATGTTGATCGACTTCGAGGCGCAGTACAAACGCACGTCTGAGCACGCCGACGAGATGTTCGAGCGCTACGCCGATAACATCGACCTGCACTGGATCTGCTTACCGATAAAGCTGCGCAACGCGTCGAGCAACTTCGAACCCGTGTGGACTTGCTGGGATCCCGAGCGTAAGGCTGACTGGGTGCGCCCGATGCCAACCCGTGCAGGTGTGATCAGTGACCCGGCGCAACTCCCGTGGTTCCAACCAAACATGGAGTTCGAAGAATTTATCGTCCTGTTTGCTGAATGGTACGGCGGCGATAAACCCACAGCTGCGTTCGTGGGTATTCGTTGTGACGAGAGTCTGAACCGTTTCCGCACCATCGCCATTTTCAACAAGGGTACGCACGGTGGGAACCGCTGGACGACTGAGGTGATGAAGGACGTATACAACGTGTATCCGATCTATGACTGGCGCACCCAGGACATCTGGATCTATCACGCCAAGAACCCAGACCGGGAACACAACGTCATCTATGACCTGATGCACCAGGCGGGCGTCAAACCGTCGCAGCAGCGCCTGTGCCAGCCGTACGGCGACGATCAACGTCGCGGCCTATGGTTGTATCACATCTTGGAACCTGAGACGTGGTATCGCGTCGTCGCCCGCGTAAACGGTGCCAACAGTGCGGCGCTGTACGTCCAGGAGACGGGAAACATCATGGGTTACAACAAAATCACATTGCCCGAGGGTCACACGTACAAGTCGTTTTGCAATCTGCTATTGGCGACCATGCCGAAGGTCACTCGGGATCATTTCATCCCGCGCTTCAAAGTGTTTTTACGAGGATGGAAGGGGCGCGGTTACGTCGATGGTATCCCGGACTTCGCGCCGAAGGTACTTGAAGACAAGCAATGGGCACCGTCCTGGCGCCGACTGTGCAAAGTGCTGTTGCGTAATGACTGGTGGTGCAAAGGGTTGGGTATGACACAACCGAAGTCAGAAGCCTACGGTCGATACCTCGTCATGCGCAAAGAGAAGAAAGGTCGCTAGCCCCGCAAGGGGCTTTTTATTGTTCGGGTATTGACGGGTTCGTCACGTTAAGCGATACTGACCGGACACAACAGAGGAGTTCTACAGATGGGTTATGCAATTGTTGGGTTGTGGATGATCGCAGCCTGGGTCACACATGTGATCGTGTGCTTGAAAGTGGCGAGCTGGGGTTTCCTGATCGCCGGGGCGTTATTCTTTCCTGTTGCCATTGTACATGGTACTGGCATCTGGTTCGGGGCGTGGTGACCTAACTCACGATCCGCAACCCAGCCTCGGCACTGTTCGAGGCTTTTTCACGTCTGAGCTGTTCACGCAGAATCTCTTCACGCAACGCAGACTCTCGCGCCTCCTGGCGCATTTTACGTACGTGCATGACGATGAGGGTGATCGACAGGATGATACCGACGACGGTAGCGAGTTTACCGATCTCACTCGGGATCAGATTCAACCACGTCGACAGGCCGGTCACTGTCGTGCTTGCGGACACCACGTAGCTGGTTGGCTGAGAGTCGAGAATGCTCATACTTTCGGATCGCTCTGATGACTAACACGTAGGCTTGAGTCAGCATCGCGCAGACCCCCAGGGTGTAACCTGCCAGCTCTACCAGTTCCCACATTTGAGCATTCCTGATCCGCAAGAGCGATGACTACCCCGATATACAGGGCGATAAACAGCGCGTCGTAAATTGTCGAGGGTTGATGCATCTCGTACATCGCCAACCCGACAACATTGAGGGACAGAGATACAGCGCTGAGGATCATCAACCGTACTGCCAGTTTATCGATGGTTACGAAAAATGATAGCAGTATGATAGTAAGCGAATCAGTTAGCGCGGCGCCCATGTAGTACCATCGGTCGCTGAGCAACCCGGATACAAGGGAGAATGTGAAGGTGGGTATAGCAAACAGGAACGCGGTTTTACGCCGTGCTGCCGACGGTTGACACCATGCAAAGATGCCAATCACGCACAGCAGCACGGGAACGATCATTTCTTGACCGACTTCTTGTCACCGGTCGGCGCCGCTGGTTTGCTACGACCCATCCCACCCGCGTCCTTGGATGGCTTCTTGTCGGCTACTTTAGGTTTCATGAACGACTTCCAGTATGATAAGTGCTTGACATTCTAATAGGAGCGCAACGGTTATGCAATTAATCCCACAGTGGCGGGTGTGCTACAAGCGCTGGAGTACGTGGTTGCTGCTCGCGCTGGGTGGCATCAACCTGAACGACATCCTCGGGTTCCTCCCGTCAATTCAGCAGTACATGGACCCGACAGTTTACCGATACACAATGCTGGGTCTGTCCCTGGTGACGTTCGTCGCTATCCAGATCCGTCAACATTCTGTATCGGGGCCGAAGGCATGACTAACCTCGTGGCGTTCCTCGACACCATCGCGTACAGCGAAGGGACCGACAAAGCCGGTCAACCGACAAAGGATCGCGGGTACGACGTGCTGGTGGGTGGCGGGTTGTTCACCGGTTACGCCGATCACCCGCGCAAGCTGATCGACCTACCGCGCCTTGGTATCAAGTCCACGGCAGCGGGGCGCTACCAGATCCTGGCGCGGTATTACGACGTGTACAAAGCGCAACTGGGGCTGCGCGACTTCTCCCCGGCGAGTCAGGACAAGATTGCTGTACAGTTGATCCGTGAGTGTAAGGCACTGGACGACATCGACACGGGGCGTATCACCGAAGCATTGCGAAAGTGTCGGTCACGATGGGCGTCGCTCCCGGGCGCTGGTTACGGTCAACATGAGCACAAGGTCGACACGTTGGTCGCAGTGTTCAAGCGTCGTGGGGGTATCATCGTATGAGTCTGACAGCGATCATCGGTATCATCATCGGTATCGTGGGTGCAATATTCGGGGCGCTCGTGATGCGACCCATTGCTAAATCCAGCGGCGTCACGGAAGGGAAAGCCCAGGCGTCACAAACCCAACAAATCGAACAGGCTCAAGCGACGGTACAGGCCGTCAAGGAACGCGCACATGTTGAAGTCACAGTTGCTGATGATTCTGATGCTGAGCTTGACGCAAGGCTGTCAAAGCACAATCGTGCCGATTGATACGGCGTGTAGCTGGGTGAAACCGATTACCACGTCGGCAGCAGACCGGAAAGTTATGAGCCGCCAGCTCAAGGTACAAGTGGCGGCTCATAACGATTTGTACGACCTCAGGTGTGGCATTACCAAGTAATAACCGCGACCATCGCCGCAGTGGTTGCCGCATCTACGGCAGCCAGTTTCGATGCAAGCCTCGATTGGTTCTCCTTCACGTGCTCGTTCATATCGATCATGACATCCATCAGTTCCATGTGTGTGTGCGGTATCCATTGGTAGCGCGTACCATCTGACGCCCACAGGGGTTCCGATGAGTTTGAAGCGAATGCAATCGCATACCTCGCATTGAGATTTATCTGATCGACGGTTCGACAATCATAATTATGAATCGCCCCGAGTGCGTCAGATTGAAAACTCGAGCGGACTATTTCATTGGAGCAGGCGTTACGCATTTCCGTTCGCTTCTCTTCCGCCAGCTCGCTGAGCGGACGCTCTGGGGGAATGTCTTCAACCCAGCAAGGTCTACCCTCAGGAGTAGCTCCATACTTCATTCCCATAGGGGCTTGCTGTTTCCAGTAGGTGGCGCATTCCTCTTCCGTCAGAAGGACTGCCGTAGGTGGCCAGTTCCCCCCGTTGTAAGTCCCATCGTTCCATTCTTCCGGGATAAAATAACAACCGTCTGAAACAAAATAAGCGAGACCAGTCATGGGGCGACTCCAACGGCGAAATATCTAATGTTTGTACCGGAAACAAGGGCTCCAGCCTGGTTGTACGCCTGGACAAATACGCTAGAGTTTGTAGGCGCTTGGTGTGTCGTATTCACATCCACTGTTTGCAGTGCGTTAGTTACCACGTTTAGCACTGTCCCGAATGGTGTGGCAAATGTAGCAGTAACTCCTGATGCTCCGGTTACGACCGAACCCCACTGCAGTAACAGACCACTGGATACATCCGGAATTCGAATATAGTCCGTTGTGTTAAACGCACGCTTGCTGAACAGGCTCATTACAGCGGCCACGCTCGGCGTTCGTCCGGTATCAGTACCTGTCGCCATTTCTGCGTTCGTGGCGAGTTCAACAATCCCAGGTGTGGTAGTCGTAGCGAGCGTTTTAGACGCGAACATTTGCGCAAGTGCAGTGTAATACTGAGACGCGCCTACGGCATCCACGTTGCCGTTCGGGGTGATGGCGGCAGCACTCAGTAAGGACGAGAAAAACCCATCCCAGTCATTAGCCCAGTCCTGTTCGATATACGAACCGTCGAGCGCGCCGGGAGCGGTACGGTTCTTGAAGGCACCTTGGGGGTGTCCGCCGCTGGCAGCAGTCCATCGACCTGGGTATCGTGCGTCACGTTGTAAAGCCATTTGTCAAACTCCTACATAACCGTGGAATTGTGCGTCAGTGTCACCGAATTCAGCATCGACGTCACCGAATTCCGAGGGTAGAAAACTCTCAAGGAACCCATTAAATCGGACCCCTTGCGGTTTCGGGATAAGTTTTGCATTGAGTAATGCCCAGCGTTCGAGGTCCGTAATGTCACCGCTGAACTCGATACTGAACGACATGTCTTCACCGTCGATCACGCGTACCACATTCGCGCCAGGGATGAGAAACGTTACACCGTCAAGGATCGATTCGATAGTCGCATCACTGTTGTTCTTGATGATCTTCGCACGAATGACCAATCGGAAAAACTCGTCGGACATTTGCGAATCAGTACCAACAAACAACTCGCTAAACACCGCATCGAGGTCGCCAAACTCAGCATCCACATCGCCGAACTGGGTCACCACCAACGGTGTGTTAGCGAGAAAATTACGATCCGCAACGACGATCCGCCCTATGACATCAAGCTGTGCGCCGACGTTGTCATCAATATCATACGACCCCCGCACCGCCTGCGCAGCCGTGTCGATCTCAGCGGCAAGCCCACGTGTGGTTGCGTACCACGCGACGGCCTTTGGCTTGTTCCGGTACTGGGCGTAAATCCGATCAGGGATGTTCATCAGACCACCGTTGTGGTGATGTTTGCCGACGTCCAGCGCGACAACTGGTTGAACGCTACCGCCACATTGGACGTACCACCGTTGACGGTGAACGACTGGATGTAACTATTACCGAACTCACCAATCACCTTGTTGATGGGCGTGGTCAGGGTGAGGTACGGCACGCTCTCGCCGATGTCGAAACCGGTCTGTTTGAAGCCATCACCAGCCGGAACGAGTGTGCCCGTATTGAATTCCAGGAACGCCTCATCGATGAGATCCTCAATGTTACTTGGTAGCGTCCCATCATCCTTCAACGTGATCGCGACAATCATGTCCAAATACAGCGGTGTTGCCCAGCGAATCAGTTTCGAATTCGTCGGGTACTTCGGTGATACCACCGTGGTACTCACTGGGGTTCCTGACTGGTTCAGGAGTACGCCTGGGTTTTTCTTGACGTAGATCGCCATACCCACATCGGCAGTCGCGCCGCCGTCAACGATGATCGAGATTGAATGCGCCGGTAACCCGTGTGGGTTGTCGACTGGGTCAACCGCTGCACTGTTCGTATCATTCTCGTAAATCTTGACGCGACGAACGCCGCTCACCGCGTACAGTTCGCCGTACATCGAATCGATTTGATTGTTACCTGGGCGACCTACTGCCGTTGCACGCTCGATACGCAGTGACGAGTCGAGTTGTTCATCGGTGCCGGGGGTGGCCACACTGGGGTTACTGACGCCCGTCCAGCCGCCGACCACGTCGACGATACCTGTCAGCGTCGCGATGTCCGCCTGAGTGGGACCGGTGACGGTGCAGGTGGCCGTAGTGGTTGCAGTGCCTGCGGTGAGGGTCACTGTCTCGTCGATTGTCCAGCGCGAACCGTTGGCGGACGACTCGATACGCTTACCAGCCGGCACAATCGTACCGTCAGTACCTGTGAGCGTCACCTCCACGTTGGACGGTGTACCCTCGGAACGAGTCGTGCCAGTCAGCGCGCAGATCACATTGAGGTCGACACCTACGGCCTTGTTCGGGTCTTTGGAGTTGTACGCCTGTTGCAACGTCTCATCCAGCACACCGAACACTTCCGCGTCGTGGGCGAGCTTCAGGCCATCCGGGGTCGATGGGTCGAGGTTCCACGCCGGATCGATGTCGAGATAAAGCTGACGCTCTTCCTCGAACCATTCGTTTTGAGTCTTGAGGGCGTACCCCTGCGCCGTGACTTCAGCCATTAAAAGTTACCTCGTCGACGCCGTAAATGGTGAGGATCCCGGCAGTCACGCTGTACTTGCGGGAATCAATATCGAAATCTGTGTCGAAACTGGTCAACCGGACAACGCCCGGGGTCGCGGCGATCCGTACCCGTAGGACCGACTCGGCGACGTCCAGGCTCGTGAACTTCCCGAGGATCTGTTCATACCACGGCGTACCGTCGGTAATGTTCCGGAAATACTCACCGAGGAACAGCGCGAGACGAGTTTTCACCGTTTGCGCGATCTCTTCCCGGCCCGTCAGGAACTGTTGACCGCTGGTCACGATGTCGCCAGTTTCGTCGTCGAGGCGTCGAACAGTCATGGTGTAGGTGTCCCGGATGTACCTGCGCCAGTAGTGACGCCAGTATGGCGATGAGTCTTGAGGAATATCGTACCAGCTTTCACGTCGTTCGGTGTGATCACAAGGGATGCCGGGTCGATCGTGACACCGTTGATGTCTACCACACCGTCGGCACCGATACGAATGAAGCCCGAACCGTTCTGCATCGACGCCGATCCGTCGGGCATCAGATTGAAATTCGCCACACCATTGTTCAGGGTGATCGTGTTGTCATTCTTCAACCACGCGAACTGTGTGCCGGCCTTGTTGCTGATCCGGATACCGTTGTTCTGGAACGCCGGAAGCTTGTTGGGTAGTGAGCGAAACCCCGGAAGAAAGAACGCATCTTGTGGATCGTGAAAACGACCGATGGGATTTGCGGCCACGCCGCCCGTCTGAATCCATCCATCCACGCATCGCTGACTGAACAGGATGTCCCCCTCGCACCCTGGGTCGATCTGATACTCGATGTGGAAGTCCCCACCGGGGAAATATACCGGCGTTTCGATAATCGTCGGCGGTTCGAATGTCGCACCGTTCAAGTCCACACGGGTAATGCCGATCTGCACTTGGGCGAGCTGGGTCACGGGGTCGAAGGCGAGAATGTGACCGGGTGACGAGGTGGCAACACCTTTCATCATTTCCCGGAACGCTTCCCGTAGCATTTGTGGCTGCTGTGCCCGCGTATGCGCCATGTGTCAACCCCATTAAATATGGACATGATAATACATTGACGACGCTTGACAGTCACGTCATTAAGTGCGACTGTGCAACCTCCCTGCTTGTGTTGATGTGTTGCCCGGTTCGCCGGGCTTTTTAACGGGTAGGGATTGACGGATTCGTCACGAGTGTTACAGTGTCGATACACAACACGAGGGTCAGCGAAATGACACCATTCGAGCAAGGTTACGCAGCGTTCCTGGGCGGCGTCGGTAAAGACGCCAACCCATTCGGCGACGCGGCACCGTGGTCAGCAAACAAGTGGGTCGATGGCTGGACCCGGGCTCAGAGGGATCGGAAATGAAACGCACCTACGCCACGCGGATCTACACGTTTCAGGAACTGATGAACCGTCTCGACAGTGACTATTGGTACGTTCATCATCACGGTATGGGCTATTACACGTTCGTACCGGTGCAACAGCCGGGGAGGGGTTGATTAACGCGCAAACTGTTGCCCGCGCATCAGCGATGTATTCACGCGGGCAACTGCTTCACCCCGTGTAATCTGGTCATCCCGGTTCACGTCCAACCCTGCGTTCGCAGCGTACTCTGCCGAATACGTACCCACCTTCGCCCACATCACGTACGAATCCGGACGACCCATCGCCACCGGCCACAGTACGGCCATGTAGCAATCCCCCAGGTTCGTGATCCGACTCGCATACTGCGCGAAATATTTCTCGACGTAATCCAGTTGCTGAACGGCAGTCATGCGTCGCAGAGCAGTCGTCGTGGTACCAAGTCCACGCGCTGTGCGGTCGATAAACTGGATCAGGCCAGTCGCTGAGCTACCCGGATTACTGGTGGTCGGGTCGAACGTATAACCAGTCTCGAACCCCATTACCGCCATCAGCCAATCGGGGTTGATGTTCAGGCTGTCGCCCATCTGACGTACACGTACACGGAAGTCCTGAGCTACTCGGGCGCCCCACACCAGTACACCCGTGGCGTCGACAGAGTTCGGTACGGTTCCAGGCGCGGGCGCTACAGCACCGGCACGAATCCCGTCAATCTCGGTCGTCCACAGATTGCCGTGACTGTCGCCACGTTGGCGCAATGCGAAAATGTTGTAGTCGCCATTCGCTGACGCATCACCGCCCAGCTCAACCACGTACAGGTTGCCGGTGTTGTACGTCGCGAACTCACTCTGCAATGTGATCTTACCGTTCACCCGGAAATATGGGTTCATCTTGACGCTGACGAACACTCCCAGGCCGTCGGGACCACGTGTCACCTCGGGGATACCCTGCATGCCGGTGAACTGACTGATCAGTGTCGGGGTAACAGTGCGCGGAAAGTTACGGCGAGTGACGACCAGTCGACCACGTTCCTGCACCCAGTCGAAGCCGTACGCGTATCCGAGGTCGAACAGAATCGTCGGTATGTCGCCGTTTGTGTTGTAACCGCTGACCAGCAACGGCGAGTCGACGAACTGCCCCTCGTCTACATCGAGTTGGATGGGCCACGAGCGCGCCAGATCGCGCAGGACGTCGACGATACGCGTTCCCTTACCGTATGAACCCTGCGCCGACCCGCGATCCTTGACGGGGTCACCCGACTTGCAGATCAACCGCGTGACAATCTCGGTCGACCCTGGGTCACGCTCACGTAGAACGTTCGTCACATACCCAATGAATAGTGTGTCGTTCGCATCCTCGAAACCAGCGCGGAACACAATCGATGAACCCTGTTGAATCGCGGTCGTCTTGAGCAGGTTGTAAATCCGAATGTCAGCGAGCGACAGGGCGTCGCCCGGGCTGATCTGGATGTCGAACACCACGCGGAACATCCGTAATCCGAACTGAGGCTCGATGTACGGCTCACCGTTGATATCCATCGACCACGTGCGACCGTTACTCATTCAGTCACCCACACCAGATGGTTTGCGATGCCGAGATTATCGAGCGTCACGGGGTCGCCAACGAATACGAGTAGTCCGATCTTGGCGCGGTAGTTCGCGATCACATCGCACCCTGGCTCAAGCATCGCACCGCGCACGAGCGGCGACCCATCGCGATACAGGTTCATCGACCATGCCGGGTTGTCGAGGTACGAGATATAGTCAATCTCGAAGTCGATCAAGTTCACACCGAGTTGGGCTGAGAAGCGCTGGTGGGCATTCGTCGAGCCGCTGAGAAGTGGAATTTCAACCATTAGAAAATACTCTCAAGGACCGAATCGACCTGTTTCGTAACAGCAGCCTTCGCATCGGCAACCATTTTCTGACCGCGATTAATTGCCCGGGTGATCGCCGACTTCGATTGATCGCCGTCGCGCAGTTGATCGGGCGCGGGAGGACCGACAAACGAGATACGTTCCAGGGTGATCAGTTCTTGTAGATCGGCGATGAATATCAGACCGTTCTCATTGCTTGGATCTTTCGTGCGCGATAACCGAGTGATTACCATGTTGTTCAGCGTGATGTCACCCGCATCGATGGTGAATGGGTCACCCGACTGCATGAGGACGATCAGGAACTGTAACGTGGTGCTGGCACGTGTCTCATCGCTGCCCGCCAGAAAACCCGCCGACAGACCGGCGATGCTGGCAACGAGGGGGTTATTCGTCAGGTTCGACAGCGCACCACCGAGGAAGTCGGTCAGTTGTACCTTGAGCGGGTTGTTACTCACCGCTCCGACGAGTGACCACTTGAACGGCTGCAAGATCCGATGGTCGGACACCCGAACACCCGATTCAATCGGGTACGTGGTCACTTCCACCGTGGCTTCGAACGTATCCTCAAGCACCGCATCGAATGAGTAACCCGCGATGGTCGGTGCCTGTTTGGTGAAAAGTTGGACGATACTCACGGGTTACCTCGCCGTCGATGAGCGGACATCGTCGATTGTACTGTAATTCGACCGCTCCTGTACCTCAGTGATTTTCGATTCCAACGCCTGACCATCAAGCGACACGTTCACGTTGAGTTCGTTCGACACGTTCACTTTTGCCGTCTGGATCGCTCTCACCAGTGCGTCGTTGTCTTCCTGGGTGCGGGTGACGTCCTTGTACGGTGACGGCATCGCGTCGGGTGCGTAGTCGGCTGACTGTTGCCTGTTGTGCCACGACGGTGCGTCACTCGGGCCACTTTCTGTGTTGAACAACCAGTTGGAAAAATCAACGGCTTTACCGAGCCCCATCTCGCGAGCAGCCTTATCGACACTTTCCTCTGTCGACTTTAGCGACGGGAAATTATTTTCGAGGGTGTCGAACAATATATCCGTGGCGAGTGTTGCACCCCCAACGATCATACCCACAGTGCCTGCTTTGCTCGCTGCACCGCCGACGGTCTTCAAACCGAGCTTCGATGTGAGCGCGCCAAGCGTAGTTGCGAGCGCACCGCCGCCCAACGCTGCCGCCGAGCCTGGATTATCCGCGACGGTGTCGACCACTCCGCTGATGTCGTCGCGATGTTCCTCGATGAACCGATTGGTCCACGTGGAGAACCTGACCAATCCCGGTAGAGTCTTCTCGGTCAGCTCGTTGGTAATCCCCTGCATCCGTAAGCCGAACTCAGCCATTTGATCACTGAGTGCACGAGAGTTGTCAGTCAGTTGACCAATAGTGCCGGTCAGATCCTGGGAGCGTTGTAGCAGAGCCTCAAACGCTTGGGGGCCTTTTTCGAGCGAGCGCATGGTGGCATCGGACAATCCGAGTGATTCCTGAACCAGTTGACGCTGATTCTTGTTCAGACCCGGCATCTGTTCCGAGAGCGTGGATAGGAATCCTTCGACTGTCTTCTTGTCGGTCAAACGGGTGATGTCGACACCCGCCATCGCGAGTTCGGAGAACGGGCCGATCTCACCTTTGAGTTGCAGGTTCGTCAGGGCTGTCTCGATTCCACGCACTTCGGCCAACGCAGCGGCGGCATCACCGCCCATCAACTTGAGCGCGCCGCCCAGGTTCGCCACGAACTGTTTGTTGGTGTTGAGATTGTTCGTCGCCAGGGCGAGCTGATCGACGCGCTGAGCAGTGTTGACAGCAGCAGACGCCACGCCTGCGAACACGCCGAGGATCGCAGCAGACACGGCAAGCGTGGACACCTTGACGCCGTTCAGGCTGCGCTCGATGTCGCGAGTACCTTTGTCGAAGTCTGAGGTGTCCCAGCCGATGCCCACGAGGAAGCTTGTGAGTACGTTCGCCATGTTCAGTCCTTACGAAAAAGGGGCCTCAGAGGCCCCTTGCTTCAAGTTGCGCCACTCGGGCGGCGTGCAGTTCGGTGATCGTCTGATTGAACCGTTCTACATCACCCAGCGAGTACGTCCCGTCGTTCAACTGCGCCCAGGTGCAAAGGGGAGGGCATACGCCTTCGATCCCCGTACACGGACGCATCAGATACCAGTTTACTGCGCTTCGTTTCCCGGGGCTGGCGGCTGCTTGGCGTCGTCGATGGCGCTTTGCAGCCACGAGGAAAAATCCCCGAGATTGAAAATCAGTAGCTTCGACAACAATTCGTTGTACTCGACCATGCGACCGGAGAAGTCCTCGACCGTGACGGGGATCGTCGTACCGGCGACGAACACCTGATTCATGATGATCTCAGCAACCTTGACCTTTGCGGCGTACTGCATACCCATCATCATCGTCCGAACGATTTTGTCATCCAGCGACTTACCCAGGTTGGCGGCAACCATAGCCTTGTCGATCAGGATCGGAGCCAACATGCTCAGCAGTTCATCCTGTTTCACTGCTGACGCCATTGCCGCGTTATACGTCTTGGCGCCGACGGTGAATGCTTTGACTTGACTCATCGATTAACCCCGGCTCGCCGTCCAGTTGTTGAACTCGAACATGAACTGATCGTCATTGATGGTCATGCCGCCGCGACCACGCTCGCCGTCGTTCACCATCACGCCTTCGACGCCGAGGGCAACCTCAAGGGTGCCGATCTGCGTGTAAGTCAGCGTGATGTTGGCGTTTGACGTGTGGAGGCCTTGCAGGTATGCCGAGTCGGGCGAACCCGGGTTCAGGTACAGGCTCACCGCACGCCCCGGGTTGATCCGGTTGAGGCGAATGGCGTTACCACCCTGACCGCGCCGAAGCGCCGCCTTCGGGTCGATTGGGGCGTCGGTGTACGGTGTAGCAGTCTCGCCCCAATCTTTGATCTGACGACCGTTGACGGTGACGACACAGAGGTCCGTAGAGAAGTTACTCAAAGACATTGCGATACCCCTTAGTAGACGTCGATATCGACTTGGACAGCATGGATAGCGCCAGCGCGAAAGATACGGATGCGGAGTGGTGCCGATTTACGAGCATTACGATCAGCCTCGGACAAATCGAGGATGTCCTCGGGTTTGGTCATGATCTCGAAACCAATGGTGTATTTCTCGATACCATCATCTGGGTCGATGTAATTGCGCGGGCCAAGATAACCGTTCGAGATGAACTGCTGACACACTTGACGCGCTGTACCAATCAGAACAGCCTGACCGACAGGGGTCTGTGCCAGTTTGGTTGGGTTGTTCGCCAGGGCGTTATACAAAGCGGTGGTGAGGAAGTTCACCATTGCGTCCAAGTTCACAACGTCATCGATGAACTCGCCGTATGCACTGTGGGTTCTGGTGTTAATCCAGCGCCCCGCGTCAGTCGAACCTTGATTGTCCACGACGGTGTAAAACACAGCCTTGACGGTGTCGAGCATCATGTTCGAATAAGCGGTGTCGGTCAGATCCTCGGCGGTCACACCGGGGGATTTCTTGAACTCGCCGGTGATGGTCGACAAGTCGGCCGAGTAGTTCACGGCGGCGAAGTGTTTCGCCAGGGCGTTACCGGCATACGCGTCGGTCGCGTGGACCGGCGTGAACACGTGGCGGAACCCGGCAGTCGTGAAGTCAATCGCGATATTGCCCGCAGTGTTCGCACGGATCAGCCCTGCCGACGTACCGGTCTGGTTGTTGATGAACATCGAACCGTTATCTTCACACCATTGAGCGATCAGGGTAGCGGTCGCTTCAACTGCCAGGATCGGCGCGGTGATCATAGTCCAATACCACCAGACGACGTTACGTGCCTTGTTCAGCGTAGCGGTGAAGGTCGCATCAGCAAGAGCGGTTGCCCACACTTTGAGTTCACGCGTTGCCGGGGTGCCGCCGAGCCAGCGCTGGGCAGCCTTGTACGTCTCGGTGGTGTCCGGGAAATCAACCGCTAGAGCGGTCAGCGTGAAATAGGTACGGTAGGTATCGGCGGTGAATCCGACAGGAAGCTCGCCGTTCGGAGCGAACAACATCGCGCTTGCGAAGTTAGCTGTCCCGAGGCCCGCAGGTCGAATTCTCGTGTTGATCTGAATGATATTCGTTGCTGGGTAGCTCATTTGCTAACTCCGAGAAGGTGTGTAATCCCGCGAGAGTCTATCACGGGATTTGAGGGTGTGGCTATGCGTATCAGAACGTCGCAATCCCATAATTAGCTGAGAGAAAATTACTCAGGTATGTAAAGTTCGCATCGATCTCCGCTTTCGACAGAACGGCATCGTGCATCGCGACAAGCGCGACATCGGACGATCCGGTTTCCCCTGTGTATGTCCCACCAATAAGAATAGGAGATCCCGTGTAAACTGTCCGCGCCCCCGCTGTCGAATCAAACGACCAAGTAGTCGTACCGTTCTTGCGCCATCCGGTACGAGCTACACCATCCGCCTGTACGACACCCGCGAATCCATTCCATGAGTCCATGTTTGCGCCGGTAACGGGGAGCGCGAATGCCTGACCTGTTGTCGCCTGGCTTCGGTCAAATCGATTTTGTAGGTTGCTGGTTTCCTCCCACTGCATTGAGTCTCCACGGAACTGGCTTGCAACGAAACGCCGGTTAGAGACAAGACATGCGCGGTCTATCGTTGCGGATATTGGCTTTGGACGAGCGATAATCAACCATGTTCGATCAACGGTTTCGACCAATCCTGTATTGAAGTAGTTGGCTGGGCCAAGTGTTGCGCCAAACGATCCGAATGCTGGAGCCCCGGTCGCGGCTAGGGGCTTGGTAGGGTCGGCGTAGTTCTTCAGGCTGACCGCCGAATTGCCATTAATCAGATACAGGCCGGTAAGCCCGGCTGCATTTGGCAGGGATAACTCAGCAAAGCTAGATAGCTTGCGGTGAGCACCTGGAAGAACCACATCCCCAAGTTTCAGGCTGTTAGTCGTTGACATCTAGATCACCTGTCGTTGAAGAATTTAATGGACGTTCTACCTGCCGGCGTTTGAGCGCCAGCACTACTTAAGTGGAAGTCGTCATCAAACGAGCCGAGGGTATTCATTTGCGCCCATGTGCCGAACTCGTCATACAGGCTGTAAAACTCACACCCCAGAGAAGCCGATAGGCGGACCATGGCATTGCGGAAATTAACAAGGGGTATCGTTGCCACGCCATTGGTCTTGGCGGGAGCCATTAATATAATCCCAACGCTCGGTACGGCTGCGCGGTATGCGTTTATCAGCGTTGTTAGATGTGTTTCAAAATCTGCCACGGTGACTGATTGGCGATAGTCATTGGTGCCGAGGATGATAACCACTACATCCGGATCCAGTTTGGTGGCGTAGTACCCGATCTTATTGGAAAACACCGCTAAGTTCTGCGCGATTGAACCGGAGTTCCCGCACTTGTTGAGAATAGCACCCGCTACCGCATCGCGGGTAAAATACATTCCGTGAATACAAACTGTACCAGTGTTAGCCGCAGTAGTACGCACCTCGACGGTCCTCGCGATGTTAGCCATGTCAGTGATCTTCACAGACAGGGTGGTACCGGTGTTGGCGCAAGTCACTGTTTTCCAAGTGCCGGAATCAGACTCCTTGTACTCAAAGTATCCATTTAGGTCTTGATAGAAAATCTCCACCTCGGTAGACGTAACATTGCCGACCAGCCATCGTGCGTTGGTAGCCGTGGTAGAGATAGATCGACCATCAATACCGCAGCCATTAGTAGGGGCCAGCCCGGCAGTAGACGCGTCGTACTGTGTCCAAGTGCCGATCAATGTAGATGTCAAGCCATTGAGAGTGTTGGTTCCCGAGTTAACTGCGAACCAGCCGTCAGCACTCTTACCGAATAAGGCGTACAGCCTGTCAGCAATAGCCTGGGACACGGGCGGTAGCTCAGCCCAAGAGTCGCCAGTGATCAGAACCTTCGGCTGAGAAAGCAGGCCGGCGCGAAGCTTGCCGGCAGCGGCTCGATACTTGAACAGGGTCCGACCGTCGGAACTGGTTTTCAGGGAGTTGGTGTATGCTGCTGAAAACGCCGAGATGTTTTCAGCCAGCGGCGGAGCAACATCTGTAGCGCCGAGCAGCCCGTTTTGCAACCATAACACCACATTGGGGTCTGGTGCGTTATCCCACGCCAGCGGGACCATTATGTCGTCAGCCGTCGCACTTGGGATCTTATCGGTACTGGCATAGAGTGCGTCAGCCTGCGTTTTACTTATCCCCGGCGCATCAAGAATACTCATGGGTCACCTTATACAATTGTGATGGCGGGTTGAGCTGTCACGGCACCATTAACATCTCTGGTGACGGCCGGCTGCGTAATAAGTTTTGCCGGAGTACCAGCATACGTCGCATGCCAAGCATCAATTGCGCCAGGAAATTCAACGCTCGCAACGTCGGTCGTGAACACGCCAGTAATGCCATCAGGCCATACTATGCTTGCCGATATGATCGCGCTATTCGCATCTCTCGTAGCCGAGACGAGTTGAAATGTCTGCGTATATGCCCACCCGGAAAGTGTCGACGAATTGGCAGACGCCATCTGAGTCGACAAGGCTGCCGTGCGATTAAGCAGGGCCTGAGCCTGACTGTTCATTGGTCCACCGGGACCACCCAACGCCGGAGTGGTGACCTCCAACTGTGGGACGTTGTCCATACCCGGAACAGGTGTAAGGTTCGTCATGCTGTTGCCCCGCTCAATGTGTAGTTACCGTCAAGCACCCATGATCCATCCACGAGTAGGGTGGTTGGTGGGCCAATGTTGATCGTCTCTAGCGTCACACCGTTTTCATTCTCCACGATCACGCTGGCGCTGAGGATGTTGTTCACGTCGTTGATATTCGACACCTCGTAACCGAGACGAATCGAGATCTGCGCACGCTGTTCCCAGTTGACCGATTGCAACGCTGTGAGGTTGTTGGCGGCGGAAGTACCCAACCAGCGTACTTTTGCGCGGAACAGATCCATCGACACATCGGGGCGCTTGTTGCACTCCTTGAGACGTTCGACCCGGGTCATTGCGTCGCCTCGGTAGAAATTCACACTGGCTGTGGCGATGACCTGAGCGCGGACGTCGACGGTTACGAGGTCGCCCACCTTGTTGACGGGGTAAATGTGAGCCTGACCGCGCTGGTCGATACTCTGGCGCGGGCGAATCGACGCATACTCACCGGTAGGCGATTTGGCGTTCTGATCCGCCAGGATGCACTCGGGGACGCCCGTCACGGTCATGATGATCGGTCGCAGAATGGCGAACAGTTCCTCATTGGTCATCTTGGCGGCTCACGATAATTTTGCAGTAATTGCGCCAGTACCGGTTGTCGCACTTGTGCGCCTTCCACGTTTGACCGATGAAAGTCCACGTACCGGTTTGGTCGATCAGTTGCATGTTGCCCGCGTTCACGTAGATGCGTCGTGCGTCGACGATCCGTTCACCGCCCTGTTGCAGAAAGTCGAGTTCTCGCTCGCTGACGGGCTGGATGTTCACGACGTAGGGTTCGGTGGTGGTCGAGCCAGGGACAAATATCCCGTCGACGTAGCCGCCGCCAGTCATCGCTGTGCGAGTAGCAGGGACCGACACGAATACCGCGTCAATGTGTCCGATCATATCGAGCGACAATTTACAACCCCTCTGTCGGTTTTTCGTCGGTGACTGTGGACGTGACAGAGGCGCGCATTCTACCCGTGTCGATAAGGGGGTTATCCGATCCCTTCTTGGCGATTGTATACGGTGCGTTGGGCGGTGTCTTCAGATCCGTGATGTACTGCTGGGTCGCACCAGCCGCCAGGATGCCGACACCCTCGATGACAGTGTCGCAGTTTGCACCTTTGCCGATCTGGTCGCGTACATAGTCAATCACATCAACAGTACCCGACTGCACGCCGACGTCGAGCCAGGGGCGGGCGGGAATCTTGGGTGGTCCATCGGTTCCGAAATGTTGGAGAGCGCCGAGTTCGGCCTCGGTCATCTGTGCACCTTCGACTTTCCCCGCGTCCTCGTGAATCCCGACAAGCGCGTAACGTCCGCCGCGAAACTTTTTCAGTTCCGTTTTGAGGGTGTCGACGGCCCGTTGGAAGTCAACGGTTTTCAGTGAGATAGCCATGTCTCGAATAATACCACAACGGTTATCGTGACAATCCTTACCCCGGTAATTCTATACGGGGTAAGGATTCGGGGTATCGCTGAGAGTACCGGAATAGACACATCCTTTTATTTTATACCCCGATACCCTTAATAAATTATATTGGTAGTAGGAATGATATGTATGTAATACAGTAACGTATATAGCTGGCGGCGTGAGAGTGAGATCGATGCGGGGTATTCGGGTAACACCCCTGAAACCCGCGAGCTAGAGCGCTAGAATCGTACCCCGGATAGGTTACGAGTTTCGGGGTACGGGGTATGGTTTCAGCACCAGTAAACCTGGGAAAGACATTTCGTGACCAGTAACACCAATGTGGTCACGCTGGAACTACCAAGTCACCCTCATTTCCGTGACCAGAAAATCACAGCGGACGTTTCGTGACTATCTGACACGATCTGGTCACAAATGACCGTTCGTCCGACCATGATTGACGGTTTCGTCATTTCACCCATACTGACATTGCCGCACAGACATGATAACGACGGCGCTACACATGCACGGACGCTACCCAACCTAAACACTTGAGGTAGTGAACAATGAACGCTCAAACATTAGCAGTGGACTTCACCAACATCGCACGCAAAGCCAAAGGCGTTGAAAGCGCCGCAAACGGGATGTTCTCGACATTAAAGGCTGAGGACGTTGCCGACCTGGGTCACTTCAACGAGGTAGTCCGGGACGCCTTCAAGATCAACGGGTGGAGTCAGACAGCGGGTCGCCCCGTGGCAGGCTCTAAAGAGAAGCCCGCACCCGACGCCGTAAAACTCTACGTGTCAACCTTCCGAGCCGCCTACCGCCTGGGTCTTGACGTTCTCAGCTTTGAGACGGTCGGGGCGATGCGTACGACCATCCGTGAGATACGTGCAGCCTCGCACCAGCGCAAGCTTGCCGAGCCGCCAGCACCGTCGCGTCCTGAGATGGAAGGAGTGATCGTGACGGGTGCGGATACCCTAATAGGTAAACTGTGGCATGACGCGATGTTGCTGGCCGATAAGATCCCCACCGACCATCAGCAAGAGATGGAACGCGAAGTACGAATGGTGATGCAGCGGTTCCTTCGATTCGCACCGCCCGAACTCACCCTGGTGCCGATGGCGGCGTGATAATAATTATATTGACAGGCTCGTCATTCTGATCCACAGTGACTCCATCGAACCCCAACCGATGGAGTCACAACCATGAAACACGTCGCAGGCAGTATCTACGAGATCGTCACCGGTCAAAGTTTCACGCAGCGTCTGATTCGTCGCAAAGTCGGCAACGTGTTCCGTCGGTTGAGGGGTGAGGCACCGCGCCGGAGCTGGGAAGACGGTCGAGTCAACAAACCAAGCGTCGAAGAATGTCAGCGCCTGAACGACGAAGCGGGGCGGTCGGTATGATCGCGCTACTGGTGTTCAGGTTCTTCGTGCTGCGCGAGAAACCGTCGATCAAGCCCAAGCCGGTGTATCACCGCACGTGGCCCGACGAAGTCCCAGGCTATCCGGCATCAGAGTTCGTGAGGGGGCTATGACCAACGTGACCATAACGTTCAAAGGCGCCCCAGGCACGGGCAAGTCCACGCTGTCGAAGATCGCACGCGACACGCTTGAGTCGTTGGGTTTCGTATGCAGCGAGACGCGCTACAACGATGCACACGGCAACGAGAGTTTCGTCGTGCAGAACCCGCGCAAGACAATCAAGGAGTCGGTGCGATGAAGTTCATCGATTGGTGCAATGCGCCACATGATGCTGAAGCCGGTACACCGGACTGCAGTCAGTTTTATGCGTGCTGGTACAAACGTAACCAGTGGGGTGATGTAATGGTGATTATCGACGGGGAGGGTGTTGACTGGGTCCACATGGGCGGTCGCAAGGATTTCCCATGTGGTCACCAACTCAGACCTGACATCACACCGCAATAGCGCCCATCCCCGCCCGACGACGTAGGCGATAGAACTGGGTGCCGTAGTTGGTGTAGGTCAGCCAGTCGTCACCCACATTCATCATGGACGGTACGCGATACTGAATGGATTCATCCCCCACCGACTTAGCCTGTACGTTCAGGCGAGCGTCTGACGATGGCTCAGCGCTAGCACCGACTGTGCCGTAGTTCGTGCTGAGCCAGTGTGCAGCGAAGTAGAACATGCCCCGGCGCTTGAAGTTGTTGCACTCCGGCCCGTACGCACCCCATCGACTCGAACCCGTCTCAGTGTCGGCTTCACACAGCGCCTGGGTGATGAGCGTATCGGGCCACTTGACTGGATCGGCGAACGCGAACATCTCGGTTCGGAACTGGGTGATCATTTCGGCGGTAATGAGCATTACGGGCGTTCCTCGTAAATGAGATCGTAGATACCTTTCGCGGTACCAGACCCCGTGTAACTGGTAAACACCAGATAGTACGTGTTGGCGGGTAATCCACGCTCCTTCGCCGACTCACCACCCACTGTCGTCTGCTGGGCGGTAGCACCCGCGACGAGTATTTCAATCGTCTCGACCGGTAATTCACCCCCACCCGGGGTGAACGTACCACCTGTGTCAATGGTCACCTGTCCGACGTACACAGGGGTGTCCGATTGCAGATTGTTAGGGAACAGTCCCACGACCGGTACCCACACGCCGCCTGGTGTCCCTTGAGCGGATCGATACGCCTGGAAGCGTAATCCCACCTCACTCGCACTCATCTTCTGCAATTGAAGAATGAAATTGATCGGCGCCGTCACGCGCAATATGACTTGGGCGGTCGTGGCGATGCTGAGCGGATAGTTGATCCGAAACTCCCGACCTTCCCAGAATCCTGTCTGACCCACATCCACGCGAATACGTGGCCTCACGCGGGACGTGATGAGTAGCTTGTTGAACCATTGTGGTATCGACTGGAACATTAGACGGCCCTCGCATTCACACCGCCGCCAGCGGCACACATCGCCCACGCACCAGCATCACCGGCATTGTTCACCGCTGTCTCACGTGCTGCGATCACCGCGTGGTTGGTCACAATTTCAGCTTGAGTCATAGCGAGCCGCACATCATCCGTGCCCACGTTCTGGATCTGGAGTTGTGTACCCACGGCTATACCTGTCGCAGCGTACAGGTCGACGGCTATCCCAGCCGGTAAAACGATATTCGCCATAACACACCTCACTGTTGATGGCTACAGGGTAGCACGCATGAAAAAGCCCGCACAGTGGCGGGCCGGTGTTGCACCGGAAAGATTTGGGCTTCTGCGAGAGGCCTATCCGGTTTTGGCGCTGGTTGTTCGTTTACGAGTTCGCTTTGTCAATCTCTGCCTGGATGCGGGCGGCGTCCCACTTTTTATCGACCTTGATGCCGAGCAACATTGCCTCGTCGCGCAGCGCGCCCAGGTCACCACCATCCGACTCAGGCGCGACCACTTGGATCAGCTCGCCGATCTTGATCAGGTTCTTGACAAAGTCCGACTTGCACAGCGCGTCGGGCACTTCGGTCGGCGGGTTCTCGCCCGGGAGGACATCGTAGTGTTCGGTATAACCTTCACCAGCCATTGGACCGTTGACGGTGATGAGTCGCTTAGCATTGTTTCGGAGCCACATGTGGGATTACCTCGTTAGGTTTGGTTGAACGAATAGTGACACGGGTTGACAGGGTGGTCAATCGGTCGTATTTTACATGGGCGGATAGAGGGCACTCGAACGCCAGCTAGTCACTGGTTTCCGCAATCCCCGACTCCTTTTGACCGAGGTTACATCGATGCAAATTATCCCCCGCGCCGAAGCCACGTCTGCTGGCTTGACTCACTATTTTACGGGTGCCCCGTGCAAGCATGGTCACGTTGCTGCGCGATATGTGCGTGACGGGAAGTGTTCGACATGTGTCCAGGCTCGAGTGTTGGCGCACAAGCTCGCAAAACCCAACATGGTTAAAGAAACGAATCGCCGGTACCACGCTGCGAACCGTGACGCCCATCTGGCGGCTGCCAAGGTGTATCGGGAATCCAACCCAGAGAAGGTCGCAGCAGCGAAGAAACGTTGTTACGAACGCACCAGAGTCCCAAAACCTCGAGTGTACGTCCTCAGACCAAAAGAGGAAAAGGTGGCATCGGCGAACAAGTATTTCCGTGATCGTCGCAAGAGTGACCCAGTGTTCAAGCTTGGCGCGTACACCCGAAATATGCTTCGTCGTGTTCTACGGGCGACAGGTGAGGTAAAGAAAGGTTCGACTCGCGACATATTGGGATACGACGGTACACAACTTAAAGCACATATCGAGGCGCAGTTCCAACCCGGGATGACATGGGAGAATTACGGTGCGTGGCACATCGACCACAAGATACCGGTGAGTCTTATGACTCTCTACGGTGTCAACGATCCAGCGACCATTAACGCGTTGTCGAACCTGCAACCCATGTGGGCGCTTGATAATCTGGTAAAAGGTAACCGTTCGGTCTGCCAATAAAAACCCCGCCGAAGCGGGGTCTGTCAATCGTTACATGATGTCACAGGCTATCGCGGTACGCACCCGAGAACGGGTAACGGAACTCGACACCCGAGAGCTTGTACTCGGCGGGGATGAACACGTTCAAACCTTTCATCTGTGGCGCCAATGCGCGCCATGGGATCGGGTTGACCATGCCCAGGTTCTCGTCGTTCAGCTCGTAAGCCAGCATCCGGTCCTTGTTGCCGTTCGACACGCCAGCAGCGGCGAGGTTAGCGGCGGTCAGTTGCAGACGCGGCTCGACGCGCAGTTCACCACCGGTCAAGGAGGTGTACAGGTTGTTCTTCTTGAAGAACTCCAACACGGTGGTGTCGGTACCGGTGTCCATACGCTTACTGGAGATCTGAGCCCAACGAGTGGAGTCCAATACCAGAACGTTTGGAACGTGTACGTTCGCCGAGCTGGTCCACACTTTGACCAGCAGCGAGTTCATGTCCGCCACGATCTCAGCACCAGTGGCGGTCGCCCAGTTCACGGTGGACGAATCCACAGCGAGGTTGGCGTTGTTGAACAGACCGGTCATCTGACGGGAGGCGTCACCGAAGTAAGCCACACGCTGGGTGTGTTCCTGCGAACCACGGAACGCCGCCTGGGCCTTGGTGGTGTCCAGTGGGATGCGCATCTGTTGCGACTTGCGCAGCTCGTCCAGGCTGTAATCGTAGCTGTTGCCAGCGTAACCGATTGGCACCGAGGATTTGTTTGCAGCGATGGCCACGTTTGGCAGATCGTCAGCGCTGGAGCCGATAAACTTGCCGATGGTGACAGCGTCGTACGAGATGTAATCCCACGAATCGGCCCACTCGGGAACGTTCGTGTTGATCGGGATCAGGCTCGCGAAGTTGATCGCGGTGTATTTCGACTGGTAGATCCGAGCTTCCAGATTCGCCAGTTGCGAGATGTAGAACGCGATACCGTCGTCCACGGTCGGTAGACCGTCGTTGAAGGTGATCATGTGACCTTTCGGCAGACCGTTGCGTTCAGCGTAAGCATCTGCGACGGCAACGGAAATCTTAGTGCGCTGAGTCATGATCAGCCCCCAATGTTCAGAGAAATTTTAGCCAGCGCACCGGCACCCGCCGAACTGGTCCATTTGGCGTCCGGCACTTGAACGGCCAGGGTCGCAGCAGCGCCGACAACGTTCGAGAACTGACCCTGGTTGGTACCAGTACCATCACCGATCACCACCCACACCGGATCATCTTTGGCTACGGCCACGCGGGCAGTTACCCAGATCTCGCCGCTGGTCACGACGGTCATGTCGCGCTTGGCTACAGCACCGACCACATCGCCGGTCGCATAGGCGCGGTTCAGTTCACGCTTGATTACGCCGATGAAGTTCGCAGCGGTCGAGGTCGATACAGGCAATTTTGCGCCGTCGTCGCCGTCGGTCACTACACCCAGGCCGAACGCGAGGTTCACCGTACCCTTGTTGAGCTTCGATACGCCGTTGTTGAGCTGGAAGCCGGTAGACACCATGCCCGCATACGCGACGCCGTGGTTAATTGCGTTACCACCAATAACTGGCATGATTATTTCCCCTTCCAGGCGTTGGCCTGAGATTCTTTGAACGTGGTGTAACCGTCAGCTACGACGACCGGTGCAACAGTGTTCAGGCCCGCAGCGTCTTGCGCTAGTTTGGCGAGTTGAGCGACCAGCGCCGAAGTGTCACCAGTAACTGTGGTCGTGACATCAGTTTCGGTCGGCTCAGCTTCAGCAGCCATGTCGAACGATGCCTGGATGTACGCCGGGGACTTCGCAGCCCAGTCAACGGTTGGACGCTTGACCAGTAGTGCAGCGCGCATGATCTCGGTCGGGTCGACGCTGTCGCAGGTGAACGCATCGCCAGCCACTTTACGAGCGGTGGTGTTCAGCGCACCCAGGGCAGCCACACGGGACTTGATCGCGTCGTCGCTGCCCAGCGCCAGAGCGGCGGTCAGTTTCTCGGCGGTACCGTCGGCAGTCGCTTGAGCAGTCTCGGCGGCAGCTTCAGCAGTGGTTGCGCGCAGGGTCAGTCGGTCGAACGCGTCGGCGACTACCTGAGCATTTGCAGGATCAGCAACATCAACGCTGCGCCCGCTATCAGTGGTAATGAGTACAGGCATTGTGTTGCCTCCAGAGTGGGTATGGTCGAACACTTTCGCATTAGCACCCGCCCGGGCACGATCCACCAGGGCGACGTGGTTAATCTTGATATCGCTTTGAACATAATCATATGGTTCGCCGTCGACGGTCATGCCTGGCGCTTCAGTGTACACAGCGGTATAACCCACGCTGAGTTCACACTTGCCCATGTTCAGAGCGTTGATAGCCGTCTGGTCTTTAACGATCAGATCACATTGGACGAAATCGCCTTCGCGCCGACCCGCACCGCGCACCACACCAGCGGAAACCTTTTTAAAGTTCTCACTGTTGACGAGGCCGTCAGGGTGGTTTACAGTGACGTCAACGCCATCGAATGAGGCGAGCGATTCATCCTTGAACACTTCTTCAGCGGGACGGTACACGCGGATGATGCGATTCGGATCGCCAGGAAGGCCCAGCTCACGAGCGAGATATTCCTGAATGCCAGTACGTGCGACGTTACCCGGAACGCGCAGAAATCCCTCGTCGGTATATTCACGACGAGTGACGCGATAGCTTGATCTGTCACAAACGATGATCGGCATTAACTGATCCACATGACCCAATGCGGGCAATCATAACCGTTAACAATGAATGAGGCAAATAACATGGCGCCAGTCGATGCAAGTCATCATGACCCGAAAACGGGACACCTTTATAAGATGATCGGTTACAGCGTCATGATATGGGACGACGCTACACATAAGTGGTGCAAATCAACGGTATACCAGTCGTTAGCGGACCTTACCGAGATCGTTTACGCGAACGTAGGCTCGGCGCGAGCCACAACCCCAACACCGCGCATCGCTGCCCACGAGTTCCTAGAACGTGGCGTCAGTCACATGCGTGACCGTGCGGTGCAACGTGACAGCGAAGCGGGTGAACGGTCGATGGCTCGCGCTGTGGCGGCGTTCAACGCCCAGGAAGGTACGAACTTGACCGAGGCGCAGGGGTGGCGATTCATGATTCAGCTCAAGTACGCCCGGGCGGTTAACGGCGTGTTCGTGGCGGATGATTACGAAGATTTAGCGGCATATGCGGGACTGGCGGGGGAGGCTGCGCAATGAGTGGGTTTGTGATCAAGCATCAAATGCAACCATGCCCGGTATCGTGCGTATCGACGTGTATCGCAATGGTTGCAGGTAGACCAGTCGATCAGATTGTTGAAAAATTCCACACCGCCTATCGCGAAACTGACTTATCAATCGGTGACATGTTGCGCGATTTAAACATTGATTTTACTGACTATCGCAGTTCCGAACGTCAGTCAATTGATGCGGATGGCGTGTACCTGTGCGGTGTTCCATCGTTGAATATTCAGGGTGGTATGCATCAAGTCGTAATTGAAATGGTGAACGACGGCGAGTGGACCGTACTCGATCCAAACATGGGTCGCGGTGATCGTCTGTATTACGCCGCCGGACCAACCGACGACCCGCTCAGTGTGCAAATGGCCGGTGGTTACAACATCGATGCGTTCATTACCCATGAAACGTTGAGCGCGTGGCACACCTTCTGGGTGGGTGTCTAACCCTTACCCTCCTGAAACGCCTTAACCTTCGAGTCCGGGACGGCTACCGCAATACAGCGACACTGGTAGTCGGACCCTGGCTGAATTGGTTCACCCTTGTCGCTCAGCGGCAAATCGTCCCACCGATAAACCCCTTTCCCGTAGTCGGTCACCTTATCCGCGATCTCGCGGTGACGATGGCGCACGCGTTGATCGTGACTGTCGACCCATTTGAAGAAGGAAAATCCCGCAGCGGTCTGTTTACGCTTGTTCAACTCCCCCTGAACCTTCGCCGATTGATCTCTCGCGATCATTTTCGCCCGACGCGCCGTAATCCCAAACTGTGACGCGAGCTGCGCCTCAATGAACGATGGTCGCATACCGGCGCGCATGTTCGTCATGACGATGTTCTGCACTTGCTCCAGATACTGCGCAGGAATCGACGTGATGAGTGTCGCGTTCTGGTACGTCGCAGCGTCGAGATAATTACGCGCCTGTTGCGAGTTGCTAAACACGTCGATACCGAACGACCGTCGCCCGCGTGAATTCACACGCATCTGTGACCGCACGAACTCTGACGCGATTGATTCGGCTGCCTGACGTGCGGGAGGGCTGAGCCACTTACCGAGCAGGAACTGTAACGCCCTGGCGATAGTGTCGGCCCAACCGTCCAGTGTCGGCGTCGAGTCCTGAACGTACTCGGGCGCGTACTGTTTCACGAGCGGAACAATCACCTCGTCGATGTCTTTCCTCACCGCCCGGGCGATTCGCTGAAGTGCTGCGTTATATCGAACCATGTGTTGACGAGTCCGTCAGAAGGGGTTACAGTTCGGTTCACATTAACACAACGGTACGAGGGTTACAGGATGGACATGAGTAGCAAGCCGGAAGGCGCAACGCATTACAGTGAATCGTTTGATCGATGGTACAAACTTGACGTGTCGGGTGAATGGTTCTTTTGGTTGGGTGGTGAGCGGTGGGAGACGAGTAACGACCTGAACGGCGGGGATGGTGTTCCCGACCTCACGTCGCTGCACCCACCACTCGAAACGATGCTGACCGAGTGGCGCGACCTTGAGGCACGTGCCCAGGCGGCACAGGCTGAAGCCGACGCGCTGTTTGAACACGCCGGTCAATGCCACGGTGAGATCGTTGTGCGACTCGCTGAACTCGGTTGGGGTGCGCCACGTGGTAAACCGGTTGTGACGCTTGATGAACCAGAGGTATTCGTCGCATTGAGTGAGGACTGGTGGAAACACGTCAAGGTGGGCGATATGCTCACGTATCACGCTGGTGATGGTGGGTGCCACATGGGTAAATATTTTACAGACGGCCAATCGTACAAAGTATTCAGTGTCGATAATGACGAGGATGCGCACTATCCGTGGGAAGTATGGTCCGATAGCCCCGACACCTATTACTGGGGCTCACCTGACTATTTCACCCCATCAACACAGCCATAGCCGATTCGTGTGATACACCGTCGCGGGTCAGGGCGGTGTAGGCACTCATGAACGCGTCAGTCGATAACGCTGGCGCTTTCTCTTCGACGACCGGTTCGGCAGGCATGTTCGGCTCTTCCAACCCTTCCAGTTCCTCGATGTCCTCGTCGTTGAACTGATACGCCTCTTCAGCCTGGAGACGGCGTTGAATCTGACTCACTTGAACCACACCCGCATCGAGATACGCGATATCCGTATCGGCACGCGACTTCGCGGCTGTCGCCATCGCCACAGTGTCGGGCTGATCGAGTGGGTTCCAGACGTAGTTATAATCCTTCGGCCAGTAACCCAGCGCCGAACGTACCAACACCTGATCGAGTGAGCGTAGGCCCGGGTCGAGCTGCGTCAGTTGTTTCGAGCGGATCGAATTCTTGTAGTTGGTGTTGTCACCTTCGCCAGTGGCGTTAAGCCCCTTGGCAGACGTACCGAACAGGCGAGTGACCGGGATATCAGCCGCACCACTGATCCACGTCATGAGGGTTTCAAGCACTGGAGCGACCCCGGCAAGGTCCAGGGTCTTACGATCGTACGTCTCGTCACCGTCGAGCAACGCCATCTGTACGAGCGATTTCATCTGACTGAACAGGGTGTAACGGTCGATAATCGCCGAGTCCTGATCGCTTGCCAACTCGTCGCTCAAGCCCACACGTGTGATCACATCGACGTTCGCTTCCTGCATCAGCTCAGCGATACCGTCCTTACTCGCGACGATGTCCATAATGTCTTCGAGACACTTGCGCAGTTCCGAGTCGCCCCAGCCTTGCGTTTGGGCACGTTGACGACGTGGCAGCTTGGCGCCCATGAACCGCGCAAAGTGTGACCAGTGAACCTGTTGCCCGCCACCGTTGATGGTGTAGAACTCCGGTTCGAGGTAATTGGCGGCGAGCACGTTCCAGGTGTTGAGTGTCATCGCTTGCATGTCGAAGCGGTCGAACACGATCACACGTTGCAAGTCGCCCTTGCGCACCGCGTTCAGGTTGAGCGGTTTGGTCAAGTCTTGACCGGTGATCATAAGAATGCCGCCACCACCGTACAGACGTGCCCAGCTCAGCGCCTCGTTGCAGTCCATCGGGATGTGGAGGCGATCCTCTTCGGCGCGGATCTCGTCAGCACCGTCACACTTGATCGTACGCCACTCACGCGTCATGTCCTCGGCGGGGATGTCGACAATTTGACGGGCTAGCCAGCTTGACTGATATGCGGCATCCCAGCTCGCCCAGTTGTTGAGCACGGCGTAACTGAACTGGTTGTGGGACCGCTTGGCCTTCGAAGTGCCGAGACCGGAAGCAACGTTCACGAGTCCGTCGGTAGTGGCTGGTAGAGTCATGTTGACGAGCCCGTCATAGTGTCATATGCTCCAGTGTATCTTAAACGTGGCACAGAGGGGAAATACGGTTATGGATTTGCAGGCGATCACCACCGATGCACCCGAGGATGATGAATTTGATTCACCTCATGGCTCAAAATGGATTGTCGCCGTAGATGATTGCGGGCTCGTATCGATTCTTCGTCGTCCCAATATTCACTACAGCTTTTTCGACAATGGCGAAGGCGCAGAAGAAATAGGTTTACCGTCAGAGGCGCCGGGTACCAATCCTGGTGTCTATGAGTGGACTTGCGACTTCACTCAAGTTATCGATTGGGAATCTGGGCTACCTGACGATTACACTTTTGACGTCATTGCTGAAGTCTGCCTGTACTCGCTCCCCACCTCATAACATCGATCCAATCGGCACTTTCGCCAACATCCCCCGGCACGCAGCGATGATGAACGAGTCTGCGATGTTGGGGGATAGGATCTCACGCTTGGCCAAATCCTTCTTGCTCTCCACCTTGACCTTCCCGGCGTTGTCGAAGTCACGCATTGGCGTCGATAGCTCATCGATCAGCTTGTTCAACAACTTCGCGTCGCACTCACTCGACAGGCTGATCATCTGATCGGCGGGGAACTGTCGACCCTTCGTCACGGCCAGATACGTGTTACGGAATCGATCCGCTGCGAGCCACCATGCTTGGGCCTTCAGGTTAGCGAAAAAGTCCTCATTGGTGATCTTGGTGTCGCCGTAGTGACGTTTCGGATCGCTTACCTTACCGCCAGCGTTGAAACGGTAGTGACGGCGCCATCCGAGCGAGTTGAGGTGCGACCCTGTGCCAGCGCCTACCCCGATGCTGTCGTAACCGATCTGCGAGACCTGGAGACGTTCAGCGGTCATCTTCACACGGGCTGCCGACTCGCGTAACTCATCCTGTCCACCTTTCCACTCGTCGAGGTCGATACAGACCATGCCGTCCATCGCAGTGGTGGCGTTCTTGTCGTCCCCATCGTCCGCCACGTCGTAACCGACGGTCTTACCCCCGGTCCATGTACCCGACAGGGGCTTAACGGTCTTGTGCGCGTCCACAGCGGCTTGGAGCCACGCACGTTTGATCACGACGCTGTCGTCGCTGTCGAACGGAACGCCTTTGTAGGTGTGGATCGCGAGGTCGTAGTCTTCCTCGAACGCCGACTCGATGTCAGCCAGGGCGGAAGGGGATAGGAACGGGTTCTCGTCGTAATTGATTTGACGGATCAACGTGCCGCGTGGTGGTGAGATAACGAGACGTTTCCAGGCGAAGTCAGTAGCGAACCGGGCGTTGAACGAGAACCACATCTCGGCACCGTCGTTACGCATGACCGTCGGGCGCACCGTGTTGAACGCTGACTCGGTCATCAGGTGGGCTTCTTCCCACCATGACACCGTCGCACCCTCGAACGATTTGATCTCGTCGACGTTACGCGCCACACCGTAGAATCGGAACAGCGACCCGTTGGTCTTGTGCTCAATGGCATCGGCGTAAATCTTGAAATTCTTGTCCAGCTCGAAATAGCTGATCTTGTCCTTCAGCAACGTGTACACCGAGTCGGCGATACGGTTCTGAAACATCCGCAGGCACAGGAAACGTTCGGTGCTGAAGTTCGCTCGGGCTATGGCCACACCCGCCATGTCGTGGGACTTGGAGGACATCCGGCCACCGTGCAACACCCTGAACCGCACCGGGTCGCCTTCGGGCGTCTCACGGGTTGTCCAGAAGTCACGGAGTGCGGGATTAAGAGTTGGAGCCATAGAAATCGTCAAGCCTTGCGCGGGTAGTTACTTCACCGGAAAGTTTAATCTCGGTTGGTTTGTTGTAACCCTGGAGATCAGCGATCTGTTTCATCGCAGCAACTTGACTATGTGTTTTAACTTTCAAGCCGTCTTTACCGGCTGTAAGTTCGCTGATGATTGCAGTACCAGCACCAGTCATTTTATCGGGATCTTTAAACGACCATCCAGCTTGTGCAACAACTTCACCCGACTCTTCGTCGATGAGCGGGTTGTTATGTAACGAGATTACATCGTCGATATTAGTTCGGGCCATCGCAGTTAGACGCTCTAACATTTCCTCACGGGACATGATTGAACTTGCGAGAGTTTTAATTTGCTCGGACTTAAACGAATCGAGAAAACTTCTCACCCCCAGATTGCTCAAGATCTGAGCAACGCTCGTATCGGCTGAATCATCGGTTTTCGCTTTGCCACCAGCACGA